GCTTAACTCCGCAGGCAAAATTGATTTGGCGCAATTCTAAGCCGCGTCACGTCTGGGTTGCAGAAACAGAACCAGTCTTTTTTCCCATAACAGTTACCCGACTGTTATGGGCCTTCCCCAAAATCTCCCCAAAACTCCTCCCCAATAATGGCTAAAATTAAATCGCCAGAATCACCCAACCATCATTTCTTTCATCGTGGTATTTCTCGGTCATTTTGGCCGACTTATGCCCCAGCAATTCCTGAGTATTAATCCCCTGAGCAGAGTAAAGACGTTCAGCCAGAGAGCGCTGTTCGTGAAACGAAACGGGTGTTTTTCCTTCTGGCGGAATAATACCTGCAGCGTCCCGGCATCGGGCGAACATGGTGCTGGCGGTAGCCTTGTTTATTGCGGCGCCAGATTTGATCGTTGCCGTTGTCCTGGAATGGTGAACCAGGTAGGGGCTTAACGCGCGATCGCGGCACTGATTTATGACGTCCTCCAGGGAAAGCCCGACTGCATTGCAATGAAGCGTTAAGGGAAGGGCAATTTTGTTGCCTGTTTTACCCTGAACAACCCATAAATATCCGTCTCTGACATCTCTGAATTTCATGCTCAGAATGTCGGAAAGACGCTGACCAGTGACGAGGGCGAGCTGCAGTGCATTCACAGCCCACGGTGAATATCGTTCCCGGGCCACTTCCACAATTTTTTTCCAGTCATCGTGCTGCAGTCGGGCGCGGGTGACTTCAACTTTTGGTTTGCGGGTTGACAGGGCTGGGTTGAACCCAGGAGGAACTTCGCCAGCGAATTGCGCCTCTTTAAACAGATCGATCCAGTTTGAACGGACATGCTTAGCCATCGTGTTTTTCCCTTCATCAACGTATTCTTCAAGAATGGCAGCCATTTCGCGTGAACCAACGGCTGCTAGTGGTGTATTGGCAATGCGATCGCAAAGCACATTCGCAGCATGACGGCGTTCATACAGTGTGGACGCTGAAATCGCTCCTTTGGCCTGTCTCTTTTCCAGCATGGATATGTATTTATTTACCCAGTCCTTGAACCGCAGTGCTTCGGTTTGCTGAGGTTGCTGCCTTCTTTTTGCGATATCGATCAGGATGTAGCTCTGTTCTACCTGCTGAGCAGCGAAAAGTCGGTTTAACTCAATGGCTGCAGCTTTCGCTGCAGCTTCATCGGTACCAAAACTCTGCCACTTCTGGGTGAGAGGATCCTTGTACTGCCAGTACACCTTGTTGTTGCGTTTATCCAGTTTTACGTAAAGGTTTTCGATATCGATGTTATGTTTCCGTGGTGCGCCCATTGATAGTTCTCTCAACCAGTGATTTCGCTTTTTCCGGCAGATTCCTGGAAATGTTTATTTTCCCTACGCAACCAATAAAAGTAGCATCTTCATCGACCACCCATTTTTTCCCGTCTTTTCTGGGAGGAGGATATATCTGCCCGGTTTTTGCCAGGTGATTCAGGCGTGACTGTTTCTGCGGGTACCCGAATCCATTTGGGCCTTTAGCCCAATCCTGTATGAGTACGGTTCTAGCCATTTGGTCATGTCTCTTCACTACATGACCGCCGGCAGACTATACGCAGCCCACGGCGGTCGGGGTTGAACATTAATAATCAAGTTCAGAAATCAAAGGTTTGCTGCCCACCTCCCTGTATTATTTTTATGCTTTTTGTGTATTTGTTGGAGAATCCCGCCCAGTGTGCGGCGCGGATGACTGCAGCCTGCTCTTTAGTGAGGCATGGCTCCGGTATGCATCCGCCTTTGCGGTGTTCGGCAACACGAATACGCTGTCCAACGTTGTGCAGTTTCTGACAAATGGGGCAGAGGTCTTTCGTATCCATTCCCCGGGCTTTACCCTCAAAAAAGATGTTGCCGTGCCACGTTGCACAGCTGCGGCACATAGGAGCGTCACAGGTGAACATGCCTCGACACTCAACAATCTGGCCGCTCTCATTTTCGTCTGCATCCCACCCGATGATTCCATCGCAGAGCAGTGTGGCCGGTTCGCCGCAGAACATGCACACGTCGTTTTTCATGCTGCCTGTTCCTCGCGCTGTACACACATTTCAGGCAGGTTTGCCCTGACCAGTGCTTCAGCAAATTGTGGTGGTACCGCGTTGCCGCACCGAGCTACTTGCTTATCTTTTGGATAGCGGTTGCCGAGATAATCCCGGTCGATGATGTACCACTCCGGGAAGCCCTGGCATCGGTACAACTCATGCGGCTGCAGCATGCGCATTCCAATATCGACAATTCGGTATGTCACACCGTCGATTTCTACAAACTCTGTAGCGTCTTCGCCCAGGTATTCACGAAGAAATTCACGCACAGCAGCTGCGTGCGGGTAATCGGCATCATTGGGAACCAGCGTGGTTTCTATATTGCCCAGGTGCAGGCCGCCAGCGGTGACAGTTGGCGCTGGCGTATCGGTGCGCTGCCCGTCGCGGCACGTGCCACGCAATTTCACGAGGTGAGAAGTAACCAGGGCGTGATGATCCGTGACGGTGACCGTGTGGGCCGGTTCATCCATGCCCACGCCGGCACCGGAATAATTACCGCCGAAATGCTTCACCAGATTTGCGGCGACGACAGCAAACTTACCGCCACCTGCAGTGACTGTACCGAGCGGTTTTTCCATCTGTAGAACGCGGGGAGGTTGACCGGGTTTCTCACCGTATCCCATCTGAATAAGCGTGGCGGCGGTAATCTGGCTTTTCCCACCGCCTCCGGCAGTGATGGTACCGAGAGGCACGTCGGCGCGGTGCGCGATGCTATTACCGAACTGGCGAACGACAATTGGCGCGACCACGCAGGCGCGGGATTGTTTGAGGATGGTATGTGCGGGTTTAGTCACCGTGCGCGGTTTCGCCTGATATTCACTGCCACCGTTCCCCGCAATGAAAGGGGTCAGGACTGCTGAGGCGATACCGAGGGCGTGACCATTCCCGCCCGGTCGCACGGAGGTACCCGCCGTAACCGTCGGTGCCGGGGAGGTGACTGGCTGCCCGACAGAGCCGCTGCGGAATTTAGTCAGATGCGGAACCACCACGGCATAACCGTGCTTCTTCGTGATGGTTTGCAAGGGTTCCAGTAAATCCTGACCACGAAAGCAGTTGTACTCGTTCTTACTGCTGGTGTGGTTGCATTTAACTATGAACGGTTTAGCTGCGTCTTTAACGTAGCGCTGGATGCCGCGAGCAATGCGCCGCATGGTATTTGTCGCCAGTGCCTTTTTCCGGCCAAAAATTGACGGGCAGGGAATCGACCAGTCGATGCATTCCGCTGCAGTACGCCATGGCTTCAGCAGACCGGATTTTACAGCCTCAGATTTTGGATCCCCGTGGGTAATCTCAGGCCATTTTATCGGCTTATCATCCCGGCGCATTACCATGAAAAAACGTTTTCGGATGGTAGGACTTCCATAGTCGCAAGCGCGAAGTTCCCGGTACTCAACCTTATAGCCCAGCCCCTTGAGTAAACGCCTGGCCTGCATGCTATCGGTGCTGATCTGCAAAAACTCGCAGCATTCGGCAAATGCCGGATGTTCTGGGGAAATCCCGGTAGTCAGCATGCTGACAAATGCCTGGAATGTCTCGCCAATACGTTCAGGATCCGGGCGCATTTCAGGGGCCAGCAACGGGCCCCACGTCTTAAATTCACCGACGTTTTCCAGCATCATCACTCGAGGATCAGTGTCCAGCCCCCAGCGCAGAGTTATCCAGGCTAACCCACGTATCTCACGTTCTACGGGCTTAGCGCCTTTGGCTTTGGAGAAGTGGCGGCAATCCGGTGAAAGCCAGACGAGGCCAACTTTACGCCCTGCGGTTACCACTTTCGGTTTGACGGTAAAAACGGATTCGCAATAGTGCAACGTGTCCGGGTGATTCGTCGTGTGCATAGCCACCGCGTTCTGATCGTGATTAATCGCGATGTCAACGCTGCGGCCAATGGCCATTTCGATCCCTGTGCTGGCACCGCCGCCCCCGGCAAAATTATCAATGACAAGTTCGTTCACGCGTGTTTCTCCATGGCTTCACACAGCGATTTAGCCGCGGTAACAATTGAGGGGACAGGAAGACGGTCCAGCCACATCCGGTTAATGTGGTGCATCAGGCGCCGTTGATGGTGCGCCGGTAACTTTCCGGCGCGTTCGATTTGGACAAAAACGGATTTCACTTCTTCCGGCCAGACGGTTTCCGGCACGTCAGGAAGCAGCATGTCTTCCAGTTCAGTGATCCGCTTTATTGCGTAGGTGAGAGCTGCGTCCATTACGACCCCGCTTTTACGCATTTGAAATCATGGAGAGTCACTCTCTCTTCACGAGACTTTCCGGCTTCGGTTTTTCCGGAGAGCATTTTTTCACATTCTGTTTTACTCAATTTTTTCTCTGAAAAACGAGTCCAGAGAGCAGGGGCATTCCCCGCCTTATTTACGGTCGCGGTTATCTTGTACATGGTCATGTCTCTTTTCAGATTTTGAAGCGATGGTCCGTTAAACGAGCACCTGTTGCGATCTTTTTGGCAACGGTAGTTTTCTTCACTTCCTGCAACGGCGCTGCTGCTACCATAGCGGCCCAAATACGGCGGGCTGCATCGGTCGGGTATTGATTGACCTCTTCACTGCTAACATAGGTGTCACCGCCAGCTACTGCCATTTCTTGGGTTGGCAGGGTTGGTACCAATTTGAATCCTGCGGTAATTTCTGGCGTAGGTTCGGGTTTGATATGCAAACGTGGCTCACCGTCTTTAGGTTCAGGCCACTGCCTGGCTTTATTTATTGCCAGTTTCTCAACCATTGCCCTAGTAATGAATTCGTCAGAAATACCCATACGTCTCTGAGCATCCCACAGCAGAAACTGCATATCAGCCCATTCAAGCGGATCAGACGGGTCGGCTGCGGCCTCAAGCGCTTCTTTGGATAAGTGTTTTAGTGGACCAATGGGACCAACATTACCGAACGTCGCCTGTGACCATTCGGCGTGCTCACGGCGAACGTTCGTACGACTATCAGCCTTGCGGAGTTCCTGTAGCTCAGTCAGTCCGATTAGCTGACGACGGTAAAAAACTGCAGCCTCCAGTTCGCAAATTAAATCTTCTAATTCTTCGTCCGTGAGGCGTTCCATTCTTTGTTTAATCATGGTCTTTGCTCCATGTCGGTGGTGATTGCCCGCACTACTGGTTCACCGATGAATTTGATATCGCGCCCGCTCAGTGCTTTCGCTATCCGATTTTGGGCCTCGATAATGGCCTGTCGATAAATTTGCTCCATCTGACAATCCGGACCCCAGACACCTAGGTTGGATATCTGAAGAGTTAAAGTGACAGTCGCGCCAGTAGTGGTGCGAACCTTTGGTTTGTTATTAATCATTCAGTATTCACCCCAGTTGTAAGTTGATGCGATCGGCCCTGGTTCCTGAGCAGCCAGGAAAAAATCATCAGGTAGTTTTTCAACTTTACAGCGACCCTCACCGGAAATTATTCCGGCATCGCGAAGCCCGCTTAGGCACATACGAATGGTTTCCCCGGTAAGCTGAGTTCTTTCTAGCTGGTACTGCTTGCGATATATGAAGGCCAGCAAAGCTTCTTCTTTCGTGTAGTGATATTTGGAGCGGTCCGCACCTTTCTGGCTGCGCTTCACAAAGATTTTTTGCCGTTCTTTTGAGCCGCTAGCCCGGTACTTAACAAGCTGATCGAGCGTCATGTGCGGCATATCGTCAACATGCCAGAACGTTTTTTCTGTTTCGCGGATGATTACGCGTTTCCAGAGTGTGACGGTCGGGCGACCTTCGTTGTCATGGCCGTCGTGATAGCGATAGCAGTATTTTTTGCCTTCGGTAATTTTGTTCACGCCAACACCCTCCGTTCTAAATATACGTACTGATTCACTGCGCTCAGTGGCATACCAAGTTTTTCAGCAATGTCCTTACGGCTGACACCTTCGCAGTGCAGGCAACGCGCCAATTCAATATCTGCCTGAAGATATTTGGCTGACTGGTGGTGATCGCCTTTCAGGTTCAATTTGATGCCAAACTCACGAGCTTTCGCCCGGACAGCCGCGCCAGACCTGCCTGTCAGATGACCGATGCGATCAGCTGTCATCGTGCCGGCGCACTGACGGATTATCATGATTTCTGCCATAACCCACTGTTTCATGACGCACCGCCTTGTTTCAGGAGTTCTTTGGGAATTTCAATTTCATCGCCGCCAATGGAGGCGATTGCACGGCATATAGCTTGCTGTGGATTTTCACCTTCACCGCGGTACGGACCACCAGACTGGAATACATCGTTTACTGGTGGTTTCTCAGCTACGCGAGTGCTGACTGTTGCATGCCATGATTCAAACGTTTCCCAGCATCCTTTAGGCTTGCCGTCTTCCCCATAATTCAGCCGATGGACGTCGTGGGGTGGTTCGAGAAAAATCTGGTAATTCTCCAGCAGCAGGCCGCACTTACTCCAACTTGAAGACGGTCTGAACGAATCGCCAGCTGTACGAATGAGGGAGAGTCGCTCGCTGTATCGTTCTCCGTGAATTGCGCGGTCAACTGCGTAATCGAGGGCCGAGCCTGATAGTTCTGCTACTTTCATCGTTACTTTTGACATATTTCACATGGCGGCCGGTGAAGACCGCCAGCCTCCGTTATGCGCCGATGTATTCCGGTTTCATGTCGTTTAGAGTGATGGTGTACCCGTCGTACAGCTCGCCCAGGTGGACTTTCGCAGCATTGAGGGCATTCTCCAGCGCGGTAAATTTGGCTTCCGCTTCTGGATCACCGGAGCTAGGCAGGTCGTTGATCATTTTCTCGATGCGGCATACGGCATTCAGTCGATGATGACGTTGCACAACCTTACCCTTCAGTTCGGTGTACAGAGTGATGCCGATAGCGTTCTTCTGGCTCTCGACTTCCTGACGTAGAGCGGTCGTTTCAACCGTGGAATTTGAGTCCTCGATGCGCTGGCGGAAGTCAGTAACCCAGCCATCCTGGTCTTCGTATTTCTGAACATCTTCAGATGTGACGATAACCGGGCTTTCATCCATGGAGTGAATATCAACGCGATCAGCGGAAGGGCGCGGATTGATCTCTTTTTCAAGATGCCCCTCTAACTCTTCTTTGGTGTACACACCAAGAATTACGTCAGGCGTATACAGCCGCGCCCAATATTTAAGTGCCAAATATGCGAGCTGTTGCTTCGGATTGGAGACCCATAAAGGGGAGTTACGGACAACTACGCTCGAAAGGTAGACAGGTTCGCCCCAGGTAATTTCCTTTTCGCCACGGATAACAGCGCCGACACGAACAAACAGCCCCATTTCATCGGCATCTGACCAGGCACGTACACGTTCCGTAGTGGTGTATTCACCTTTGCTTCCTTTGCGTTTCACCGTCACTTCTTTGGAGATAGTGCAACGAGACCAGTCACCGCCATAGTCATAATGGAATCGACCTGTAATCGCAGTAGAGCTGGAAATAACTGCGTTTACGAGCTGCGCTTCATAGCCGAGTTTTCCGCTCACAAGATGCGTTTTTTGGGCTACTGCGTATGGGTTCATTCCCCATTGCATGGCCTGCATCACGATTGCCATACAGTCAGCGGGCTTTCCTGCAAGATGATCCGGTACCGAGACGCGAGAGTCTGCCATCAGGTTGGCAAAAGCGGTCAGTTGTCCCAGCATCGATACGCTGAATATTGCGCTGCTGGCTGAAATTGTGGCCGGGGCCAAATTCTGGTTATCGAGAATATTCGTCATTTTTGGCCTCCTTACAGGGAACCCAGCGCTTCTAGGCGGCGCAGGTCAAAATCGTTAAGTTCGTCGGTGTAGTCTTCGGTGATTGGCGCAGGCCAGTTACCGGACATGGTGCAGTCGTTGATGGTGCGAAGTGCGCGGCGGTATTCCTTGCGTCCCAATTCCAGGAGGTCCGGAGAGGCTTCGACAACGGCTATCCAGTGATAGCCTTCGTCGCGGTTAACGAAAATCCAGAAAAATTGGTCCAGTTCTGCGGTGTCGCAGTACATCGCCGCGCTCAGGTGATAATCACGGCTAATGATCTCGCGGTGCAGGCGGGCTTTTAGCTCGTCCTGTTTAACGTAACCGAGGCTGGTTGTTTTCAAATCGCCACCGATTCGTGCGTGAGGAAGGGTGATTTCCAGATCCGGACGTACACGGATTTCCAGCCCGGTCTCTTCGTCGAAGCCGAAATAGCTAACCTCTGATTGCCGTGATGGATGGGTAAGCAGGCGGCTGGCGCTCGGATGGGCCTGCAGCGCGGCGCTAATGTTTTTGGCCTGCGCGTACATGTCCAGGCTGATCATGGTTTTGCCCTGGCTGGCTTCTTCCTGCTGCTGGTGCCAGTCGTCGGCGGTAACCACGTCCGGGCGAATGGCGCGAACAATTTCCGTCAGTTGTTCCTTCGTCCCGCTGACGTTGTACGGGATGAACTTGGCGCGTTCCTTCTCCGCGTATTCCGGATCGATGGTGGCAATCTGGTCAAGTAGCTGCTCGCGGGTACCACTCACTTTCAGCAATGGCTGCAGGCTGGCGTTGTATTCCTTGATACAGGCTTTCTGAGCAGATGCTGTGTGCTTCGTTCCATCCGGGATCCGCTGGAAATCAACGGGAAGAGACATGTACAGATTAGCTGTCTCGTCGGCGCTACCGCTGAGTGAGAGAGGGGGCGTGAGGGTTTTATTTAATTCCTCGATAAATGCTTTCAGCTCGTCCGGTGTAGCCAGCGACGGCAACCCAGCGTTGTACTCTTTGATGATGGAAACCAGATCGCCGCTGGTTGATACCACTTCTGCAGGTACTTCTTCCGGTACTGCAAATTCGCTCTCGAATCTCTCTGGCTCGAGGACGTAACTGTGGATGATGGTACCGCGCAACATCGCATCATTTTGTTCGCGAGGGATAGTTTTCGCGATATGGCGACCGTAGTAGTACATCGGACTGATTCGCACATCTTTCAACTGCGTGCTGCTAATACCGTTCGCTGAGTGATACACCTCGTTCGGCAGGTTTTCATAGCGGCCCGGCTCGAAGTGGGTGGGCCAAACTGGTTGCGGTTCCGGTACCAGTTCCGGCGATTTTGGTTCAATATGGTTTACAGAATCGCTGTTTTGGCTAACAGAATCCGTATTCTGGTTTACATCGGTTTGCTGTCCGGTATTTGACTCTTCACCAGGCCCCAGATCGCTTTCGCCTGTATGCAGCGCATCACCAGCCTGTTTTTCATTACTGTCAGTTTCTTGAACCTGCACATTGCTGGTGGTCTCCGCTGCCTTTTTTGTGCCGTGAGTTGCTGAGTTCTGCATAAGTGCAGATACGTCAAAAATGCCTTCGGCAACCTTTGTCACCAGTTCCGGTTTTTCTTCTGGCTTGCCAATTTCGGTCTTCACCCATTTCGGATCGTTCGGGTCGCTGATACCCTCTACAAATTCACCGCGCTGTGCAGCCAGTTGCTTACCGACTTCATCATCTGATGGTGCTGTGGATTGACGTGCTGCCCGTGAATCATCGTCCCACTCGCTATAGCCGTTCGATTTCTTACCGTTGGAATAGATACCGTTTTCAGCCAGCCAGCTACGGGCCTGATTACGAAGAACGACTGGACCGATATTCAGGCAGTCACTCCAGTCAATAGCACGAGTGACACCAAAAATTGAGAGGGCGTCGTAATCCATGATGTCATTAATATGAGAAATGACTTTAATTACTTTGGCTTGTATGTCATCGCGAGAGTCGATGAGATCTTTCGCTGATTTTAATTGTTCTATCGTAATTGAACCGGGTTCCGCGTCGGGATAAATGCGGGCAATACAGGATTCAACATTCAGGTTATAGAGCGACTGAGCGACGGCACGTTTGTAACGTTCTGCTGTCACTGCCGGTAACTCTTCTTTTTTCTCCGGCGCTTTCTCCGGTGCGTTTGGCGGTAACACCTTGCTGATGCGGTTCCCGGCAATCCACTCTTTTACTAAGGTGCCGCGATCAATATGCGTGGTTTCAATCCAGGCTTTAGAAAAATGCAACATAAGAGAAAGCTCGTGGCGTTTCTCTGGATCAAATACGTCCTTCATTGCTTTCGTATATTTCCAGAGGAACGGCATATCGAGTTTCTTGATACCTTCAACACTTTCGGCGGCAAGGATCAGGTTCTGGACGTACCCGTTATCGGTATCCATTTCCAGACCGACTATCTCTTTATGCTCTGTTTGAGTGAGATGATGGCGAAGCGCATCGGATGTGAATTGGGACAATAGTTGCTTACGGAAGGACATCTGAACAATCGGGTACCGTGTGTACTCATCGTCGTTTTCATCAACGTCCAGGCCATCGTTGCCAGAGTCGTCAGAATGGTCTAACTGAGATTGATCGACAATTTCTCCGGTGGAGGTATCAACACCGTTAACGATGGTCTCATCGGTCCCTTCGACAACTTTTTCTCCGGGATGAGCGGGGAGGGTGACACCGGGGATCTGCGACCAGGTCATGCCGTCATCGCCAAGCTGGTAGAAGTTGCAAAAGGTAAAGCTAATTTCGCCCACCGGCGGCAGTTCGTTGACTACCGGGAAGTTGGTTACCAGCGGTTTGAAGTAACTCGCCGGATCTTTACCTGCATCTTCCAGCGCGTTGTCTGCATCGCGCAAAGCGCGGTTTTCGGTTTTAGCTGATTCCCAGAAAACTGCACTTGGTTCACCGCTTTGTTTCTTGGCTCGGTGATGAACAAAATACGGGGTTAATTCACTCATTACACATTTCCTTCAATTCGTGTAGAATTGAGGCGTCCAGTGGTCGCCTCGGTGGTCATTGGTCATGTCTCTGCTGGTCGGTTTGGTCGCCGACCTCAGCATCGCCGGGATGTAAAGCCGGGAATCGGGCCGCCTTAGTGCGGCCTTTTTCCTTTAAATTCCGAAGCAAAAGCAAACATGAGTGCGTCAAAAAGATCTGATGACTTTTCGACTTTGAATACGCGAGTTTCGATGTTTTTCAGAATTTCAACTTCGTCAAATTCAATTCCAGTTACTTTCTGGGCAATATGACTTGCTGCATGAGCAACGCAACAAAAATCGCGGATATGAGTACCGTCAGGGGAAATAAGAGAAACGGGTTTTTCTTTTTTATTCCAGTCGCGGTTTTCACTGATATACCCAATAACCTCATCGTTCAGCTCAACTGCATCAACAAACGGAAATTCAGTTGATAATTGAAATACATGTACGTGTGTTTCATTACGGTTAAACATAATTAAATCCTTCTTTCAGGTAACAGAATTCCATGCCATTACTGGCACTCACTTTTTGCAACATCGGAAAACACCAGGTATTGATGTTTTACGGTATCGCAATGAATAACAGGTCTCCGGAAGTTCGCGACCGTGAGGGTAATACGGTCTCTCCTCGCTGTTATTATTGCCCGCTGGCTGCGGATATCTAATTACGGCTCGTTTGCCATTCGGTCACATTCAGCACAGTGCTGGCTGCAATATTCACGCTTTTCTTCCCGAAATACATTTCCCTGTAAAAAGCGAACAGTCGATTTTACAGCCCACTCTTTTTTCACTTCGTTATTGCACAAGTGATACGCACATTTTACCGTTTCGATGGTCGGGTCTCCTTTCTGGGCCAGTGTGTAACAGACGCTGCGAGCCAGTGAAGCGAGCAACGGGAGACGTACGGCCTGTTGACGGGCAGGGCGGCGGCTCCAGTCAGAGTGATTGTTAATTGTCGGATTCATTTGCAACCTCCCAGCCCCGTTCTCTGAGGAAATCAGCAAGTTCACTGGCGTCGAATTTTTCCAGCAAATCGAACAAGCGGCTCTCTGTAGAAAAAAAGTCCGCAATTGCTTCTGAGCCAATTGTGTCGATAACAGAATCATTATCCTCAATCGATTCCAGTAGTTCAGATAATTCAACGCCGTCAACTTCAATGCGAATATTTCTGTAATCATCTGGTTTAATTGTTGCGTCGGATGCAACTACTTCAAAACTAATTTTAGTCATTGGTCATGTCTCCACTATTTAAACAAACTTTGTTGGTGTGGTGCCGGGTGCCTCCCGGTGACGGTAACCAGTTAATTACCGCCGACTACTATTTCCACCCATACCAATTAAGGACTGACATGTTGTTTAACTGTGCCGCGTGCGCATAGCCGCATTCACCACACCATAAAGTTTGCTTTAATAATTTATTTCCATAAGTTTGAGCGTTGGTTTATTTCTTTATCAGTTAACCCTGACAGGGGTACCAGGCAGGTAGCGCCCCGACAAACCATGATAGAGCGAACACCATTGGTAGAACTTTTATAGTCACGGTGGGTACCGCGCCATATTGCATTCAATTTCATTTCCCTTTGTGCCATTTCAGCATTGATTACGAGTGCTTCGTCATGGGCACGTTCTGTCATGCTGCGGCGTGTAGAGAAGTCACAACCACCCCAGAAGAGGTTGAAGCGGTTAGTCAGCCAACCGAAGCGATAATTTTCTTCCAGCGCCTCAGAGTGCGCGTCAGAAACAATCTGACGTAACCTTTCCAGCGCAGCGAAGTAATCGCCTTCTTCGGCAATCAATTCTTTAAGGCATGTCAGAACCGGAAAACCAGTTTCTTTAGCCAGGCGCTGGGGGCGGTCATTACTGTCGGCCCGCATATTGAAAAGACGATTCATTTCTAATGCTTCCGCATGGCGCAACTCTACAGAAACAGTCTGCTCAACGAGTGTCATCTGGCCCCATACTTCACGGGCAGCATCACCAGGGGCGTAAACGTATAAGGTGTTACGGGCATCGTATTCTTCCAGCGCTTCGGAGTGAGCCTCATCGATCATCTGCGCCAGCATGCGCTGAAGGTCAGCCAGTAACCAGGTACGGCGTTTGTATTCGCCATATGGCAGCGGGTATGGCTCTCCCGCGTCAGTCCACACGGTATTAACGTCGCGCACCACGTCATTAATACGCATGACACCGTGTTTAGTGCGGCTGATTGCTATTTTCAGTGCTTCGATTTTGATGATTGAATTGGTCATTGGTCATGTCTCTGCTTAAAAGGCGAAAACGCCGGAAAAAGTGGCAAGGTCGTCACCGAGCTGGTCGCGCTCGTAACCTTCAAATTTAACTTCGGGATTTTTTGCTGGTGCGGAAAACGATGGAGGAAGAACGTTTTCGCCGTCTTCATCAACTGCTGTGAAGGTTTTACCTGCAAGAGCTGCTTCACGAACAGCTTCTTTGGCTGCTGCAATCGCTTCTGCGTCTGAGAAGTACGCTGGGATGATTTCAACTTCGTTGGACTGCTCGTCCAGGATGGTGATGACCATTTCGTGAACCTCATAGTGAATGAAAAATTTACTATGAGGTTATCTTAGCAATATTTACCATTTAGTAAAGGTAAATTTAGTAGAAAAGGTAAATATATTACCGCTTGGTTTTTGGCTGTTTGGAATCACTACTGCCGAATGGATCGTGCCCCTCTTTCTCAAGACGAAGAAGCCCATTTAAAACTACTTTCCTAACCATTTTTGATGAGATTTTTTCAGGGTCTTTTATCAACTCTGCTAAATCTTCTCCTGTGATTGCGGGGACTGCTTCCGGTTGCTGCACCTTACGATCTAAGACTTTATCAGCTAAAAATCTTAATAATTTCATAGGTAACCCCATTAGTTGAAATTGGCAGGCATTCGCCTGAGAATGACTTTTCAGATGGGTTACCCGCTTGATTCTAAGGTTATCGGGTGCAAACTGGTGATCAGGTTATAGCTGTCTTCTGCTACAGATTCTTGCCGGAGGCACCAGTTTAGGAGATCGTCGTAAAAGGGGTTCCAGTATCGAGAAAAAGTGGATTGTGATACGGGACAATATTTAGTGATCGCGTGATGACAACGGGTACGCGTAAGGGGCCTCAATCCTGTTCCGTGGCAGCGGGGGCACTGCATCTGGATAGGTCGTCCTTTCATACGTGAATTTTTTAGATCCCTGATCTCACCTTTACCACCACAACGACATTTTGCTCCTGGAGTATCCGCTGTGCGGCAGTACTCTTCTAGAGCAAGAATAGCCATAACCGAAACTGCAGAAATAAATCCTTCTCCCATAGTTCGAGGAAAGTATTTATCTGTTATTGACGCAGCGTAGCGCTGAAGCTCTAGAAGGGCGGTTTCCGCTGAATATTGGTCCTTTGTGTATTTCGCATAAATTAGGGACAGCCCTGAGCGACAGCGTGCTTGAGTCATCCCCAACGACGTAATGACATCTTCACGGCTTAGATGGCTTTCTCCCGTCGACCTGGCTTGATACGCGACAATCTGCGCCGATTTAGGATCCCCGATAGTTATGGCGTATTTCAGTCTCATATCACTTCTTCCATTGGCGTTCTGCGGTCAGAATGACAACTGACACGCTGGTTCCGGTAAAGTCTCCTGAACGAGGCTCAGACCAGGTACAGTTCCATTCTGCTGATAAAACGTCTTTGTTACGCATTCCTGATGGCAGGATCGCCACAATCCGTGACCCTGTTTTTGTTAATTCAGCTGCGGCCTGAAGATGTGCGAGAGCACGACCTTCACTAAATGGAGGGTTCATGACAATACGATCGAAACATCCACCGTTTCTGGCCCATTTAAGAAAATCAGCCTCATAAACCCTGAATCCTTTGCTGTCGAGCACCTGGCATTTCAGGGATGAAACCTCAACGCAGATCGTCTGATCGACTGGCATGTGTTCTGCCAGACCACCGTGGCCGGCGCTCGGCTCCAGGCAGGTATGTTCCGGTTCGATGCGAGCCAGAGATACGCAGTATTCGGCAAGCTCTGGCGGGGTAGGATAGAACTGGTGGCTTTTGTCGTCTGGGACGCACCCTGATGCGATGATTTCAGCGATCACTTTCGTTGGGTTGTAGTCAAATTCCCACCAAATGAAATTTTTCTGAGAAAATTTAGTGCCGCCAATTGATTCCAGGATCCGTTCAGATTCACCACGAACGACCTTGTCGAAATTGTTATAGCCGCGGAATACCCGGTTAAACTGATTGGTCGTAACAGGCTGAATTTCATCTTCCCACTTATGCCGTCTGAATGGGGTGTGCCGCTCAATCTCCAGGCCACATAAATCTTCGCGAACCGCGACAGGAAGAACCCGTTCCATCAGTACAAAATCTTTTATTTTTTTCTTCGGTTTACTGCGAAATTCCGGCGGAATCGCCATCGGGTACAGGCTGGCCAGAATGCAGTTGAGCCGCCAGGCTATCTCCGGATGAACTTCGAAATGTGCGGTTCCCTTCAGGTAAGCGCGAACGCGCAGCTCGCCGCCGTCAAGGGGCATCCACTCGCCGGGTATCTCACGTGCCGATTTCAGTGCCCGGTCAGTCAGTTGGTAAGCGGGTTCAGGGCGCCCCATAAATTTTGCGATGATTTGGCGCAGGTCGTGAACGTAGTTAACCATTTTGTAATTTGTGTGCCCCCACTGATCAAAAACGCTGGATAAGATCATCCGTTTTCCAAAACCCTCGGGACGGTTTGTTACGTGATCGCCGGAAAGGGCTCTAAAAACGCCATCGACGCGTTCACCGAAAAATTTGGACCGAGAGTTCAATAGGCCCATCAACGTCGCCCTGACAGTCTCCTCAGCGAATTCTGGAAGGGGTTTGATACTCCATTCGGGTTGAACTTTCCCGTCACGCCGATCGTACTCGGTGATCCGAGGGGCAGGGATCCCCTGTGGATTTCTGATTTGTTCATCCCATTCCTCGCGGCGTTTAGCAGGCATGTAATCCCTCACGTCGGTCATCAGCAGCGCTTTTTGCCAATATGTCGCGTTGAGGTGCGCTATTGCGCCATCTCTGGCAAATAACTCGTTAACTGGGGTGTGATCGCGGTAACGTTCATCCCGACGGTTTCCGTTCAGGAAATGTTGAATCGCCACCTGAGAATCACATTCGCCCATGATGGCTGCGAGTGATTCGATTTTCTCACGCTCAAATTTGTAACGTCCCATCAGATTGTCCACTAGGTCTGATGGAACAGGCGCAAAAAACTCACCCGAATTAAATACTTCATTGGTCATTGGTCATGTCTCGTTGAATTTTTTGATAGCTTGGTGCTCAAGGCTTTTGGCGAAAGCCATTTCCCATTGTTCCTGAAAGCGCTGTACATCCTCAGGAATCCAATAGTCGCAAAATTGCCTCAATTGTGGCGGGCTGTATGGGGTGAGCCTGTCCAGTCGGTATCCCCAATCCATCGCCCGGTCGCAAAAACCTGGCAATGGTGCCCAACCCGAGTGCATACGGAATTTATCGAGTGCTTCACCAGCAGGTTGAAGGCTAGGAAAGTTATCCACAGGCTGATCGCGCGTGATATGCACTCTCTCTTCCTTTCCCTGATCCTTTCCTTTCCCTTCCTTTCCAGGTGGTACTGATCCAGTATCAATACCGTAGTTGTACGGTATCAGTGCTAATGATTTGATTTTGCTTGGTTTTGGTTTGTTAATTACCTGATGCTTCCCAAAATTAACGATTTTTCCGTAACTCTTACCATCACTGCACGAAAACAAGTCGATGTACCCGCAGTTATACAGCTCCTGAAGTAGTACCGGAACAGTACCGGACGTTTCCCTTATAGGAAAAACGGCTGCTTTGATCAGTAACGGATTTGCATTGAAAAAACCCTCATCATCGGAATAATTCATCAGCCCGATAGCCAAAAGGCATGCCGATTCTGAGATCAACGAAAGTTCCTCGTTGAGCCAGAACTCGGGTTTAATTGTGCGAATGCGGGCCATACTTAAACCTCAAGGAAAACGATGGTCAGTGGTCATGTCTCTGTTGTTTCGTACGATACGCGTTCCGGAAATCCTTCAACGCCTTGTCCAGCTCGTCGCACTCTTTCTCAAAGTCAGGGAGAGAGGCATTCAGTAGGGCTGCGTTAACGACGTCTGTATGCTCTTTAAGTAAGCGCGAAGTCAGGAACTCTATGCTGTTTCCAGCAGTTACCATCGCGCGGATTTCGGGATCCATGGCATGAAGAATCGCGGGTGAAATCGCTGAAAACTTCTCACGCTGGACTGTTGTCCGGCACTTGCGCCAACGATGAAAAATGTTCTGGTTATTGTTGCGCCATGCCTCATGATCCACTGTGCCATCTGGATATTCGATGCGGTGCAGCTCAGCAGGCAATGTCAGACCGAGGTCATAAAACGCTTGAGTGATTCGTTGTGTTGCCGTGAACTGCGTGACACCTCGTGACCACTCATTGAGTGCTGAGCACAAAAGGGGGAGGTTGATTTTCATTGTTCAACCCTCGGTCTATTTTTGGCGGTAAAATCAAGCTCCTCTTCAAGCCAATAACGTTGCCAGTCATTAGGAAGTAGCTCCCGGCGGGTGACTAGTCCCTTTGTTGCAACTTCAATAGCAAGTGCCCGTGACGGTGGGATCCGCGTATAGCCAGAGGACATTTGAGACAGAAATGAGACAGTAACGCCAAGCTGAACAGCCAGTTTGGACACACCACCACGATCTAGTGAGGCAACATAGTTCTGTAACTGCATAAATACTCCTTTTGCTTATTTGGTAATTAATTTTAGTTAGTTTTGGTTAATAAGTAAATGGATTGCCTCTTTATTTAATGCTAATTAAAATTGCTATATGGACGAAAAAGAAATCAGAAGACGACGCTTGAAGGAGTGGTTTGCCGATGGCAAATACCCAGACAAAGATTCAAGCTACATATCCCAGGTCATCAATGGTAAATCCATCGGTGAGAAAGCCGCACGTAGACTGGAGCGGGACTATGGCATGCCTGATAAGTTTCTGGACAAGCCATACGATGTTCCTGAAGTCCAATCTGTGGAGCTGACATCTCGTCAGCAGAAGGTTATCGACTTACTTGATGCTTTGCCTGACGATGAAATTGATGAATTTATAGTCAAGTTACAGGAGCGGAAAGCGTTTTACGATCGTAGGCTACAAGATTACCTTACCAAAAATAAGCTATGAAAATTACCATTTAGTTGATATCTGAATAATTTTGGCCTAATCTTCCACACATGCTCGACAAGTCTACTCAGTGCAAATCAAACCCGCTTCGGCGGGTTTTCTTGTTTTTGATCTCATTACTACCGCAAACCAAGTGATAGGCTCACCAAACATTCGAAAAACAGGTGATTCCATGTCTCTACAAGACGAAGTGAGAGCATATGAGATTTATGCTGAAATGTGCCAGATCGTAGGCGATGCTGTTTTCGGGATGGTTGCTGCTGGGCATGAAACCAAAAAGGTTGCGATAGCTGACGTCCTGAGAACTGAAATACTGCGAAAAGACAAATGGGATGAACGGCAGATTCAAATGATGGAACTGGCGGTGAAGCTGCTCGAAGAGTAAATATTTTGGGAACTCAGCCCGGGAAGGGCTGATATCTCATTTCAGGACTGTTTCTTTCGCTTGATAAACTCGTAAATATCGATACAGACAATAGCGACGGCATAAAAGGGCCAAAGAAAGGAAGTCGTTAACGTTTCGACCAAATCAAATTCCATATCATTTGCTTTATCCCCGCGAACTAATAACGCAAACATCACGACAAATCCCACGACGTACACAACCAACGAGCAAATGTAAATACTCATAGTTAATTCCATATATAAGGTTTGACCATGAGTCTACGGGGGATAACCCTACATTTAAAATTGGTATGGCAGATCGATATCTATCATATCGATCGGTGAAAACGATCGTTATGAATTTAATAGGGTTCTTTTTGAATCTTTATTGATTAGGCGCATTGCAAATTTATTAATACCCATTTGCTTGTCTATTTTTTATCCCCCAGGCAATAGCCGGGAACTTAAAACATCAGGAGAATATGGTGGGTGAACCTGTTTCTGCAGCCACCGCCACGACGGTAACTCTGACAAGCGTGACATTTGCCAGCCTCTTTGCAGGTACGGATGCTGGCGTTTACGTTGGGGCGTTCGCTGGCGCAGTGGTTTATGTACTTTCCTCAACCGAACTAAGCAGGCTGGCGCAGGTTGGTTATTTTGTTGCCTCTTTTCTTATAGGGATCCTCGCAGCTGGCGTATCTACGGACATTTTGAATCTGCTTATCGGTAAATTTCTGCCCGGCGGCATTGTAATTGGTCAGTCGATTGGTGCGACCGTTGCAGCTGCACTCGGTGTTTGCTTCCTGATTTCATTCAAAAAAATCGACATTCCGACAATCTTGAGACGCCTGCTCTCGGGAGGTGGCGATGGTAACGCTAAATGAGTTGCTACTGATTCTTAATGCGCTGGCTTGTGCGGTGATTGCCACAAGTCTTGGAACATTCCAGCGGCGGGGCGCTAAGCACAAGATGCTCGGGGCCGTCTTTGCATTGGTGCTGATGATTGCGTGTGGCTCCATCACCATCCTGATTGTTACAGGTAAGTACGTGACAGCAAATCCGGCGGAAACAGTGATCAACATAATCCTCTGCATTGCTGTAGTTCAGGCTCGCGGCAATGCAATGCGCATATTCAAATCAACGAGGTAACACGATGCAAATCAGCAAAAACCTCCAGGCATTTCTTGACACCCTGGCATGGTCTGAAGGGACATCAACCAGCCCTGCGACGAAGAACAACGGTTACGACGTAATCGTCACTGGCGTTGATGGTAAACCGGAAATTTTCACGGATTATTCAGATCACCCGTTCAACAAAGGCCGTCCATCTAAGCAGATTAACAGCAGGGGGCTGACTTCGAACGCCTCCGGGCGATATCAGTTCATGCTGAAAGATTGGGCACATTACAAAACGCAGTTGGGTCTGCCGGACTTCGGCCCAGAGTCACAGGATAAATGGGCAATTCAGCTTATCAAGGAGCGCAAAGCGCTGCCGGATATTGAAGCCGGAAACATCGTGTCAGCAGTCAACAAATGCCGGAATATCTGGGCATCTCTACCCGGTGCCGGATATGGCCAGCGCGAGCACAACATGGATGACCTGATTGCCCGATACATGGCCGCTGGTGGTTTGGTGACCTGATATGCTCCTTTCCGTCGAAAAATACTGGAAGCCACTGGCGGTGACACTGCTGGTGGCTTTTTTGTTATGGAGAACATACGACGCTGGGGCTGACTCGAAAGAGGCCGAGTGGCAGGGGCGTTGGCTGCAGCGCGACCTGGCGGATTCAACGGCTACTTTGCATCAGGAAGTAGCGAACCGAGCCGAGGAACAGCGCCGCCAGCAGTCCGTAAATGAGGAGCAAAATCGTGCTAACGAAGAACTGGCGAAAGTACAGACTGCAGCTGACGCTGCTAAGCATGCTGGTGACGGGTTGCAACAGCAGCTCACAGCAGTACAGCGGCAACTCGCAAGAAGTGAAACCGGCCGCCTTTCCGCCATTGCAGCAGCAAGCGCGGCAAAAGCCCAGGCAGGAATTCTGCTCGCCCAGTTGCTTAGCGAAGCTGACGATCTGGCGGGAAAATTCGCAAAAGAGGCTGATGAGAGTTATGTCGCCGGTAGCACCTGCGAGCGAACCTATGACAAAGTGACAAAGCTGGATTTAAATCACTATTAACATAACTATCAGAGGGGTATCCTAGAGATTAACTTCAAAAGGAGCCCTTATGAGCGACGAATTAGAGATAAACGAAGTATTGGCGTTCAAGGTCAAAGACGAAGACTTGACTTTTTTAAACACGATGGTCAATCGTTTTGACTTTAGTTTGGGGATCACACTCATTGTTAAAGGTAGCGTAATCTCTGGACAGCTTATTGCTGGTAAGAAATATTACGAACTTACCGCAGAAAAATTGAAGGCGGTAGGCTCTGCAGGTGAAGCTCTATCTCAATATTTTGAACAGAAAGGAACTACCGGTTACACAAGCACAGACCCTGATTTTGCATATCCTAATAATTTCCTGCACCTTAAAAACGTCTTCATTCGTCAAGATAATGGGCAAATGGGTGCGCTCAATAACGCCTTATTAAGAGTAAAAATCGAAGAGATTGACGGGCATATTTTAGGGTCTGCCTCCAACTAATCGGTCCATTCATCTTTTAAACCGCCTTCAGGGCGGTTTTTTTTGTCTAAAAATCATGCCCAAAACCTACATCTGCATCGCCAGCGGCCCATCGCTGACGAAAGAAGATTGCGCCCAGGCACGTCACTCAGGCTTGCCGATTATCGCAGTTAACTCGAGCTGGCTGGCGGTTCCCGATTGCCAGCATATCTTTGCCGCCGATTATGACTGGTGGAATCACTACCGCGATACAGTTAGCGCCACGACGCAGCTGTGGACACAAAGCCAACGGGCAAGTACCAGATTCGGAGTGCAACTTTTCCGCCCAACCGTTAGCGGATCGTTTAACTCCGGTCAAAGAGCTATTCAACTGGCAGCTCATCTTGGCGCTGGTCGGGTCATTCTCCTCGGGTACGACTGCACACTGGCGAACGGCGCCCACTGGCACGGTCGACATCCGGCAACGATGCACAATCCGGTACCGCGCGAAGTAGGGCGTTGGCACGACGATTTCTCTTCACTGGTTGGCCTGCTGCCCGACGTTGAAATCATCAACTCATCGAGGCATACCGCGCTGACTTGTTTTCCACGTTCACCCCTTGAGGCGGCACTTAATGCCTGAAAAACTCTACTTTGACGGGATGCATGGCATCGGTGACAACATCAACCAACGCTGCTTCGTAAAAGCGCTGGTTGAGAAAGGTCATGAAATTTGGCTTAAAACACCGCTGCCGGAAATTTATGTCGATATCCCGAGTGTGCACTTTGTGCATTCAAACTCTCCGCTGCGTACTCAGCAGAAAAGCGAGCAGCACTCTCTGGTACAGTTTGAGCCCGAACCGCCAGGTATTCCGCGTAGCCGTATTTTCTACGGAAATGGTCATCTGCAGCAGGGCAGCATCTTCGCCGCTATGGAACAGCAGTTCGGTACCCGTCCGGCACGTCTGGATTTACCGCGATACAAACCTGCGGGGATCCGTACGCCGGACGGCAAGCCGGTAGCAGTTATCCGGCCCACCACCGAACGGACCGAATGGCATAACGCCAGCCGTGGCCCGCTTAACCAGTATATCGATGATGTGTCCCGCCAGCTCGCTATTCGCGGCTTTCACGTAATCAGCGTGGCCGACGTTCAGGAAGGGAAAGAATGGATCCCCGACGGTGAGCCATTCGCACACCAGAAATTTCACAACGGAGAACTTACCATCTGGCAAATGCTGGCCCTGGTGGAAAGCGCTGACATAGTGCTGACCGGACCATGCGTCATCATGCATGCGGCGCTGGCGTACGAAAGGCCGATGATTTGCCTCGGAGGTGGAAATGGTGGTAACAACCATCATCTGAAGGTCACGGACCCGCGTTGTATGGATTTGTCCCGGGCGTTGTTCATCTACCCGGATAACTATTGCTGCTGTCAGGAAATGCTGCACGACTGCGACAAAGTAATAAGTCGACTGCAGGAGAAAGTGCACGGTTTCATCGAGAATACCTACAACGCGGCGCGTAGTCGGAGGGCTGCATGAAACAGTTCTCTGAACACATAAAACATGGCCTTGTCTGGTTGCCAGAGTTGGGAATGGGGCGCTACCCGGTACCGAAAGACAGGCCATACGACCAAGATTATTTTGCGCGGTACCAGCAGCTGGCTGACACGGAACTCGGCCACGAACTGACGGCATCGAGGATCCGGCTGGTGGCCCGGCATTATAGCGGTACCGTGGTTGACGTCGGCATCGGTGCAGGGCAGTTTGTCGAAGCGCGGCCTGACACAAAGGGCTACGACGTAAACCCTGCCGGGGTGGAATGGCTGAAAAAGCGCGGTGCATGGGCCAATCTGTACCGCGACCGTTACCCGGCACTGACGTTCTGGGATAGCCTGGAGCACATCGACCGCCCGGACGTTGCTGTAGGAAAAGCTGAAAAGTGGGTCTTCGTATCGGTGCCCATCTTCCTCGGCGCTGAGCACGTTCTGAGATCGAAGCACTACCGGAAGTCCGAGCACATTTGGTACTGGACACATCGCGGTCTGGTTCGCTGGTTTGAGACGCAGGGCTTCGTTCTGGCTGAAGAGAACAATATCGAAACGCAGCTTGGCCGGGAAGGTATCGGCAGTTATGCGTTTGCCAGGGTAGAATAGTCTCCTTAAATCAAGGAGGTTTTCATGTGGCATGCAATATACGGTTGGCCATGGGCGACAATTTGGGCAGCCGTCTCAGCGATTTTTACAGCAGCAACAGCTGTAATTGCAGGTATAGCGCTATTCCAGTGGAGTCGACAGGACAAATTAAAAGCCAAGCTTCTGTTTAAAAATGCAATTCATAGTTACTCCGACATTCTGGTCACATTGCCGTTAAATCTACAAAATCAGGATGTGAGAATTAAGAATATGGATAAGATAACTATTCTTACAGAGCGATTACTGAAGTGCAGCAGTGCTTACGTTTCATGTGAGGGATTACTTTCTCAGAATAAATTAGTGCATGAAAGCTGGGGATTTATAGCGAAGAATCATCAGCGATATATTGTAGGTGAAATGGATCACAAATTGCTGCAGGAAGCATGCATGTTTATATTGACGGAAAAGTTTGTTTTTAAATAAATGCCGGGTTTCCCCGGCGATACCTTAGAACATGTCAATCTGCTGTGTAGCGCGGGGATCGTATTCTTCAACTGCGATCCCCAGCTCACGCCGAAACCACCGCGCAACTAACTGACGGTGGCAAAATTCCCCTGGTTTTTCCCAGCATAAAAGCACTGGTTCACAGCCAGCCAGCAAATGCAGCTCATTCCACGTCTGTTCAGGATTCAATTTCGCCAGTATTTCGCGCTCGTAAAGCTCGATATAGCGGGAAGTCGAAACCGAATTAAACCAGTCGCCCGGCGCCAGCTTTTTGAACGTGTGGTATCCCGCAGGGGTATTACGCGGTGCGTACCGGGCGATACTGATGCGGCCTTCACCATGATAAATAGAAAAACAGGATGTTTTCATCGCTACTCCTTCCTATGTAAAACAATCACTTACGTTATTAATTATAGCATAAATAGCTGATATATAACGGGATTATTATGTTTATAGGCTCGATACCGAAGAAATTGATTACCCAGATCCTGAGTAATATCTATCTGAAACCTCGTGTGTACATCGGCTGTTCTGGTTCATTCCGTACAGAGCACGCTATTAAGAATTTGATGCCCGACATAAAGGTATTCGGCAACGACGTGTCATTGCTGTCATGCGCCGTCGGCAATCTGCTCACCGGCCAATCGATGGAGGTTGAGTTCTCCGGGCGGCTGGAACCACTCAACCAACTGCGCGGCGATGCAGTGGCGAATACCTCTGCTATCTGTCTCGCTATCACGCTGGCCCGGTACAAGGGCGCGAATCAGTACAGTCAGGCGCATTTCGCGCACATCATGCGTAATCTGTTCGAATACCACCGCGCCGAGAAAGAGAAGCTGCTGCGCTACACCGACGGGTTCACCATTGACGGGTTCCATGCCGGTGACTTCCATCACCAGATTGACGTTGCTCGGGAGAACGACGGCACTGTCATTATGTTCGCGCCGACGTACAAAGGTGGTTACGAAAATATCTACAAGTTTGTGAACGCCAGCGTAACCTGGGCAGCGCCAGCATATGGTGTATGGGATCCGGAAAACACAGAAGCGCTGATCGCCAGATTGCTTGAAGAGAACCAGAATTTCGCGATTGTATCTGACCGTCGCATGGAGGCTATTGAGCCGCGTATCATGTTTGCCGGCAGCAACAAGCCAATTTACATGTACGCTAATGATGCCCGGTCATCACTTCGCCGCGAAGTTAAAAAGTCCCAACCGTTTCGCTACCGGATCGTGGATCCTGATGCCATCGCAGCAAACAGCAGGGTAGAGATCGCTCAGCTCAGCGGCCAGCAGTTAAATTTCCTGAAAAATATCTACCTGGCGAAAGGCATTAATCATAAAGCCGGGATGATGAACTTCGCGGTGCTGGTGGATGGCATGCTCGCTGGAGCGTTTATTTTTTCAATGGCGCAGTACGGCGACAAAATCCACAACATCTACATGCTTAGTGACTTCTCTACCTCGCGGAACCGAAAACTGTCCAAGCTGGTGCCCATGCTGGCTACAAGCCGCAGCATCATCGACATCATCAACCGCCAATACGTCATCGATATAAAGTCGGTGTACACCACAGCATTCACGACGAAGCCAGTTTCCATGAAGTATCGGGGCATTTATCAACTGGCGAAACGTGGGGAAGGATTCCTGAATTACTCGTCTGCGGTTCGTGAGCAATCCCCGCAGGAAATTTTTCAAGAATGGTACCGTAAATATGCCAATTGAAACCGCCATCCGGCGCGTGGCTCTGGCTGAGCTGAAGCTGCTGGAAAAGAATGCCCACTACATGGATCCGGACGAATTCACCCGACTGGTAAACAACATCAAAAACGATGGCGTACTGACCAGCCTCCCGGTCGTCTACCGGGGAACGGTACTATCAGGTAACCACCGCACCCAGGCAGCCATAAAAGCCGGACTGGAAGAAGCCGACGTCATCGAAATTGTCAGCGAACTATCGGAGGATGAGCAGAAGGCTATTCAGCTCAGTCACAACGCCATCAAAGGCAAAGATGACAGCAACATCCTTCGAGAGCTGTACGACTCAATAAACAGTCTGGATCTGAAACTCTACTCTGGCCTGACCGACGATGATTTCAAAATCACCGACGTTGAGGTACAGACACTTTCGTTTGTTCAGCCTACCTACGAAGACATGGTGATTGCCTTCCTGCCGGAAGAGAAAACTTTGTTTATAGAGGCGCTGGAAAAAGTAGGGAAAAAGGCGAAAGACCGCCTGATTGTTGCGGGACGCGCCAGCGACTTTGATCTGGTCTTCAAAGCTGTAATCGATGCCAAGAGCAAGCTGAACATCATCAACACCGCCGAAGCACTGAAGACTATAGCCGAACTGGCGCTTCAGAAGCTGGAGGAAGAACCTGATGAGTCAGCGGATCCTGTACGACAAGGCGAAGATTGAGGCACTGGCTGCCTGTCGCATGACAGCGCAACAAATCGCCGATGCTCTGGATATCGATTTCGACACCATCAAACGGGACAAAGACCAGCTGCAGGCGTTTTACACCAGTATTCGAAAAGGCAGAGCAAAAGGCGAAGCTGAACTGAGAACGGCGCTCTACAAACTCGCAAGGGAAGGTGATGCGTTTGCTCTCCGCGAGTTGTTGAAGGTGGAGAAAAACCAGGAATAACTGATGAGTAAACCGGATTGGGGGTCACTACAGCAAAAGTTCATCGCTGAATACTCCCGAACCGGAATCTCTCCGGCGGCATGGTGCGATGCGAATGGACTCAACTACGCCACAGCCCGGCGGTACATCAAAAAGCCTCCTAAAACTGCGCAATATAAACTGCGCAATTCTGCGCAAAAAACTGCGCAAAAAGATGGTGCGCAAACTGCGCATAAACGGGCTGAAAATTCTTCGAAAAAAAATCCTGAAAAAATTTCGGAAAAATTATTATTGGACGATCTGGAAGACGTCTTTGATCCTGATGAATTCGGCATCTCCGGACAGCAGGCAAAATTTGCCGAGAATGTTGCCGTGGGAAAATCACTGGTCGATTCGTATCGTTTGGCCGGGTACAAATCTGATGGAAATGCGGCCTATGTGACCGCCAGTCAGCTCCTAAGAAATCCTAAGGTTGCGAGGGCCATTCGCTGGCTGCGCGACCGTCGTCAAAAGCGCCTTGCTCTCACTGAGGCGGAAATCATTCACCAGCTTTCCTCTATCGCCTCGATGGACCCGAACGAGCTGACTCAATACCGCCGCGTCAATTGCCGCTATTGCTGGGGTGAAGACCACCAGTACCAGTGGAACGACATGGACGAATACGAGCGGGCATGCGATTTGGCAGTGAAAAACGAGAGTTCGCCACCTGAATTTGGTGGCATTGGCTTTGTTGGTTCTGCTGTTCCTCATCCCGAATGCCCTCGCTGTTTTGGCGAAGGGATAGGGCAGCAATTTTTTGCCGACTCCACAATGCTCGATGGTCCTGCTCGATGGGGCTATCTGGGTGTGAAAGAAACCATGAACGGGCTGGAGATGAAGATTGCCAGCCCTGAAGCTGCACGTAAGGAACTATTGGCGTATCTCAAGGCCACTCGCGGGACACTACCGGCTAGCAGTGATCAACCTTCTACAAACAAAGAAGCGCTGGAACTGGAAGGGCTGAAGCTGCGTAACGAGAAGCTGCAGGCCGAGATCGAACGCATACGCATCGGGGATAAAGAAAGCAGCCTGATTGTGGTTCACAACGCACTGCAGGTACCCGGCGCGGTGCAGACCACGCAGGAGGATCTCGACGGGGGTGAAGAGTAATGGCGGAGATATTCTGCAAAAAGCTTCACACCGCGCAGTCTCGCGTCTGGACCGAGGGAAGCCAGCACCAGTACAACGTCGTCAGATGCGGTCGTCGCTGGGGTAAAACTGCCATCCTGGGCAACATCGCCATTTCCTATGCCACGTCACTGTTTAAAGAGACGGGCGGCGAACGCCTACAGGGTGGACGAGTCGGCATATTCACCGCTGAATACCGCCAGCAGCAGGAAATCTTCGATTATCTGGAAGAAGCCCTGCTGCCGCTTATCAAAAGCAAATCCCGCAGCGACGGGCGAATCATCCTGAAGAACAAGGGCCGCATTGACTTCTGGGTCACGAACAACAATCCGCTTGCCGGGCGTGGCCGTGAATACGACGTGGTGCTGATCGACGAAGCAGCATTTACCAAATCGCCGGAAATGCTTGAAGAAATCTGGCCGAAGTCGATTAAACCAACGCTGCTGACCCGTCGTGGTCGTGCGTGGGTGTTCTCTACGCCGAACGGTAATGACGACAAGAACTTTTTCTATGCGGTCTGCAACGACAAATCGCTGGGCTTTCACGAGCATCACGCGCCGACGTCGAGTAATCCATACGTCCCACCAGACGAACTGGAGAAAGAACGCGAGGCGAACGATCCCCGAGTATTTCAGCAAGAATTTCTGGCCGAGTTTGTGGATTGGTCGAAAGACGCGCTGCTGGATATCGACAAGTGGCTGGAAGACGGCAAGCCGGTAGTGATGCCGACCACCTGCGACATGATATTCGCCGTAATGGACACTGCTTTGAAAGGCGGTACCGAGAACGATGGTACAGGCATTGTCTACTTCGCTTATGAGCAGACGTACACAGAGCCGCGTCTGACCATCATCGACTATGACATTACACAGATCAAAGCGTCGCTGTTGCCGGAGTTTATGCCCGGCGTATATGACAACCTGGAGCGCCTGGCGAAGTTATGCCGCCCGCGTCTGGGTAGCCAGGGCGTGTTCATGGAAGACGCCGCCATGGGCGCCATTCTTAACCAGAAGGCAGAGACAGAAGGCTGGCAGATGCAGCCCATCAAATCGACGCTGACAGGTAAGGGAAAAGACGAACGCGGCGTACTGGCATCCGGCCACCACTACCTGGGGAAATGCAAAATCGCCCAGGAAGCCCACGAAAAAACGGTGAATTTCAAACAGGCCACCGCCAACCACCTTATGAAACAAGTCGCCGGGTTCCACCTGGCCGATCCCAAAGCGCACAAACGCGCAGACGACCTTTTCGATTGCTACACGTATGGCCTGATCATCGCGTTCGGGAACTACGAAGCACTTTAGACAGGAAGACCCATGGCAGAGATTCAGCTTGATAGCGGTCTCAGCTCGCAGCTGTCGAAAATTCTGGACTCTGAAGAAATTCAGCCCGGTACCGACGTCGGCTATGAGTTGTGTAAGCTCCTTTGGCAGTACCATCCCCTCGGCGGAAAGCTGGTGGAAAAACCCATATCAATGGCGATGTGCAAACAGCGGCAATACAGCGTTGACACTGACCCTGACGAACGCGTGGTGCGGCGTTTCCAGGAAGTATGGGAGCGCATGGAAGTGAACGAGAAGATTAAAAATTTCTTCTTCGTCTCCCGCTGCTATGGCGCTGCGGCAATCGGTGTTGGTACCACGTCGGTGTCCTGCAAAGACGAACTGCCTGGCTTTGGGCTTACTGAGGACGACGTTTATATCAACGTCTGGGATCCGCTTAACGCTGCAGGCTCGATGGTTACTGACCAGAACCCAAACAGCCCGTTTTTTCAGGAGCCGAAAAAAACGCTCAAAATTAACGGGAAAAGCTGGCACCCATCACGCACGCTGAAAGTATTCAACGGCACGCCGATTTACCTTGAATACCAGAATTCAACATTCGGATTCACTGGGCGCAGCGTATTCCAGCGTGTCCTGTACCCCATGAAAAGCTACATCGGCACAATGACCGCCAATGACATGGTAAGCCAGAAGGCCGGCGTACTGGTTGCGAAGACAGCCCAGAACGGTTCTGTACTTTCCGGGATTATGGCTGCTGCCACAAAGGTTAAGCGCGAGATCATCAAAATAGCCCGTAACGGTGGGGTGATCAGCGTCGGCGACAAAGATAATGTCGAATCGCTTAACTTGCAGAACATCGATGGGGCCCTTAATGCCTCACGAGACAACATCATTTCGGATATCGCGTCCGGCAGTGATGTGCCCTCTATTCTCATCAAAGAAGAGGCATTTTCGAAAGGGTGGGGTGAAGGTTCTGAAGACTCAAAAGCCGTGAGCCAGTACATCGACGGTGTTCGACAGCAGATTGAACCCGTCATGGACTATTTCGAAAAACTGGTCCAGTACATCGCCTGGAGTGAAGACTTCTTTAATTCACTGAAAAACGATTTCCCGGACATCATCACCGATGACTACCAAACCACCTTCTTCATGTGGCGCCGTGAATTCACCGCTAAGTGGCAGGAACTGGTTGAGGAGTCGCCGGACAAGCGCCGCGAAAGCGACAGCAAAGTCATTCAGCAGGCAACCGCGCTTTATACAGCTTTGAGCCAAAACCTCGATCCTGAGAACAGAGCGACTGCAGCTGACTGGCTGACCAGCATAGTGAACGCCACCCAGACCTATGGAGACGTGCCTCTTATCATCGATAAAGAGGCGCTGGCGAACTACATCCCTCCACCACCGCAGGAATTACCAAATGGCGACAACCAGCCGGGCGGGGAAGAAGAGGAAAATTAAAAGCCTCTATGAAGTGCTGACCGACTCTGTTAACTACTACGTCAATAATGGCTGGGATTCAGAGAAATCATTGCTTGAGTGGAGCCGCAAATTGCGCGTGGCTGCAACAAGGGAGTCACCCAGCCCAGACGTAGCCCGAAAGCACCTCACCGCAATATACAGCCGCCTCGTCGTTGACGGTGGCGCACTGAAAGACCAGCCGCCAGACGGCCCCACGAAAGTCACACTCGATAAGCTGAAACCGCAGTTCCGCGAAGAACTCAATAAAAGGATTTTTTCCAGCGCCAACCTGATTCAGTTGAACCGAGACCAGGCGATTGAGCGCACCGTACAGCGTTTTCAGGGATGGGTGACATCGATACCGCCGGACGGCGTTAGCGAAATCGACAAAAACGCACAAAAGCAGGCGATACGAAAATCGGTTACCGATCTCGACTTCATCAGTCGCCGGGTAGCGATAGACCAGGGCCACAAACTCGCCAGCAATGTGAAGTACCTGCTTTCAGTTCAGAGCGGTGCTATCGCCTTCAGGTGGCATTCGAACTGGCGGAGGCCCGGTTACAACTATCGAATTGACCATAAAGACCGTGACACGCTGATTTACCTGCTGCGCGACTCATGGGCCGTGGAACAGGGTCTGATCAAACCCGTGCACGGTTTTTATGACGAAATCACCGCGGCTGGCGAAGAGGTTTTCTGCAGTTGCCAGGTGTTCCCGATTTATGCGCCTCAGAAACTGCCAATCGAATTTTTAACGGAGAAGGGAAAGCGTGAATTTAACCGAGTTTGAAGCCGCGCAATACATCCGTGACGGCACACTAGCATCACCAGTGAAGTTCTCGAACATGTGGCTGGTAAACCTGCGTATTACCGGGACAGGGGCCGCTTATCGTTACGGACTGAAGGAATTCGTTTGGCGAGATCCGAACCTGTATCTCAATGAGGAATTTCTTCTCCGCTGTAACGGATTGCCGGTGCTTTGGGACCATGCTGAACAGGCCCCAATGAGCGAGGAGGAGTTTAAAAAACGCTGTGTCGGGAGCGTCATGCTCCCGTACATCAAAGGCGATGAAGTCTGGGCGATTGTTCGGATTTATGTGAAGGAGGTAGTGGACAAAATCGTCAACGAAGAAACCTCTACGAGCCCGTCTGTCATCTTTGGTGGCGAGTCGGGTTGCACAGAGAGATCTGAAGGTGATTCCAACTTCCTTATTGAGGGGATTCCATTCCTTCTTGACCACATTGCAGTAGTAACGAAAGACCACGGCTCTCTCGGAGTCTGGGACAAAGATGGGGTCCCCGAGGGGATCGAGGTAACCAACAAAGGTGACATAGAGATGGACAAAGAAGAACTCCAGAGCTTGCTCTCGAAGGCCGTTTCCGACGCGCTGGGTGGAGTAAACAACAAACTTGAAGCCATGTCCGCACGAATGGACTCTCAGGAAAAATGGATTAAATCCCGTCAGGATGCAGACGAAAAAGCGAAACAGGACGCTGAGGAGAAGGAGAAAGCCGAAGCGGAGGAAAAAGCCAAGCAGGATGCTGCTGAAAAGGAGCGGCAGGATGCTGAAGAAGCCGAAGCCAAGAAAAAGGCCGAGGAAGAAAAGGCTAAACAGGATGAAGCTGCAGCAGAGGAGAAGGCCAAGCAAGACGCTGAAGAAAAGGCTCGCGAAGACTCAGCGATGACAGAAGCGCGTGTACGCTGTGATAGCGCCTATTCAGCATGCGGTAAGCGTTCTCCAGAGCCTTTCTCCGGTGAAAAATCACTGGATTACCGCAAGCGTGCCCTGATTGCACTTCAGAAATATTCCCCTGACAACAAGGATGTGAATATTCGCGCCGTTTCTGACGCCGCTGTGCTCACAGTCTTGGAAAAAGCCATCTACGACGATGCCCGTAAGGCTATCGACGATGAGATGAATAACACACAGGGGCACCTAAACAAACGTGTTCGTATGGATGAGGCAGGCCGCAACATCACCGAGTACCAGGGTGATCCGCGTGTGTGGCTCTCTGCATTCCAGACCCAGCCTCGCGTGATGTCAAAAATTAACACTCAAGGGAGCCTGAACAATGGCCGCAATTAATCTCGATCCTTTCAAAACCCAAGGTTCCCTCGCGGGTATGTTCAACGTCGAGTCGCGGGGGCTGACGCAGGGCGATGCTCAGGATGATCCGGCGATTCGATTACAGTTGTGCTCTGGTTCACTGGATGATGCGCTCGCAGCTCCAATCTGGGGCGGTGTGGGCGTCCTGGAATGCATCGCAAAGCCAGGCGAAAACGTGGCAGGGTCACGTATTAAGTTGGCTACCGCTTCACTGTGTAATGCCTTCTCGGTTGTTAACCAGGCCTATCACGGCATCACGACGCCTGGTAACCCGGTACCGCTTTACCTAGCCGGTGGTTCTGTCCACTACTACCGCATCGGTTCCGGTGCGCGTATTCCTCTGCCTGTCAGCCAGCAAGTAGCAGCCCTGGCGAACAGTGGTGATGAAGCTGTGGGCGCTGACGGTTTCGTATGGGATCTGACGAATAACCTGATCGACGTTTATTCCAGTGCTTCCTCGTCCAATCCTAAGGTGAACATCAGCCTGTTGATGGTCTCGATGCAGGGCAACCTGACCGTGAAAAAAGACGCTAGTGGCAACGTCACCTGGGCTACCGATAAGCCGTGCGGCCTGTTTTTAATTTAAGGAGTAAGAAATGAGCGCATTCGCACCAGCGATTACCACGATCTCGCCGTCAATGATGCTTCCGGAAATCATCATGCAATACAGCATGGCCTCCGGCGCGTTTGATGTTTTGCCGGGTTCCGCACCGACTGTAAAAATCAGTTCAAGCGATCTCGTTGTCTATCAAAAATACCTCCGTGCGACCACTCAGGCGCACGTAGGACAATCTCTGCCAGGTCAGCTGCCGTCGGCAACCATTACTGGCGGTTACGACCAGATGATGACCTATCGCATTTCCACCCGCTCACAGTACAGCTATCTGGATACTGATGCGGCAAACCGCTGGGGATACTCTCTGACCGATGGGCTTCGCCTGGCAAACCGTCAGGGGCATGCTCAGCAAATGCGCAACATGCTGCTGTACGGCGTGAAGGCATCTAACAACGAAGGGATCACCAATTCCCCGAGCGCAACAACGCTCAACCTCGGCAGCGACAGCCAGGGGAACGACACATACACCACCTGGGATGCAGGTGAAATGGCTAAATTCATGTTGGGTCTGATTGCTGATCAGAAAACCAAAATGATGCTGCTGGGCCAGCCGCTGACAACCGTCGTTCTGTGTCCACAACGCTTTATGAAAGCACTGGAATGGACGGGGGTTGTTGAACTAACCAGCTATCAGCGCCCGGGGGCCGGTACTGATACAACTGGCGGCATGATCAAAACCATCGCGAAAAATGCGAGTGGTGATGAAGTGCTTTTCTGCCAGGACGACACGCTGATTGGCAAAGGTGCTGGCGGAACTGACCTTATCATCGTGACAAACCCTGAATTGGTTGTTCCTGATGCCCGGCAGGATATCAACACCAACATTTTTGCCACACTGACGCCTAACCAGCAGGCGGTAAACGTCATGTTCTGCGATGTGGCGGCACCGACGGAAATCCCTTCACCAATGCCGGATGGCGGGCTGACGACGCTGTACACCATGCGATCTACACCTGGCTGGAACTTCCGTCCAGAAGGTGTGACGCTGCTGTCAGCGAAGTACCAGTAACTCTTTAAAAATAACCTTCAGGCCAATTTGGGGAGCATTAGCTCCCTATTTTTTTGAGGAAAAAATATGAAGCTTTTCATCATCAACTGCTCGCGGCAGGCTCACCATTTCAACTACAAATTGCCGGAAAAAACACAGTCATTTGGCATTACGATCCCATCGGGCAAACAGCACATACTTGAGCAGCCGCCTGAAGTCATCGAGTGCATTATCAGGCAGCACGAACCGTATGGATTCCAGCATAAGGACAAAGTGGGGAAAGAGTTCGCGGGGATCTGCTACTCAACTGAAGGTGCTGCAACTCCCTCTGAAATTATTGAAAATTCCGAGCAGCTTCTGGAACTGAAGGATGATCAGTCTCAGGCAATCCTTGAAGCCAGTGCGGTAACGCTTAATAGCCAAGTTGAAAGCGCTGTAATTCAGGGTGGCGAAACTCCGAATGCAGACGGCATTACCATGGAAATAAAAGGTGAAGCCATTAACCAAGATCAGGAAAATCCTGCAAAAGTCGATAAAAAAATCCAGGTGAAAAAATAATGTCCATACGCCCGACGCTTAACGGTTATATCCGTTTTGTTCGTGGCGTGATGGGCGTTCCTGACTCCGCTATTTCTGACGATGATCCGACGCTGGAGTGTTGTTTTCAGTCTGCTCTTGAGTTGATCCCGAAACAGCTGGGGCTGGAATGCTTGCCCATTATCTACGCGAACACCGTGTATAACGCTGGCGGCTCTCTGCTGCTGCGTTATGCCATCGATAAACCTCCCGGCACATACTTTGCTGACCTGCGGAAAACCCTAGGATTGAATAATGCTGTCTACGGACTCGTAAATTCTGCTGCAGATCAGGGTACCTCTGGCTCAATGTCCATCAGCGACGCTCTCAGCAATCTCTCTCTCGCTGACCTGATGTTGATGCAGGATCCATATGGCCGTGCTGCCGTAGCGGTGCTTATGGAGATGGGGTCTCTCTGGGGGTACACGCCATGAAAGTCTGCCTGGGCGTCATCGATATTCCATACGACTACGGCGACAACCCGGCAACCACTTACGAAGTCGCTGAAGACCTGCAAGAGCGCTACAAGCTATTCACCCACTTCTGGGAACTGCACCAGAAAGAAATCACAGCTGAAGTGGGGGAAGCGCTGGCCTGGGCGCTTGTAAATCACATCCAGTATGGCGCGCCGATGCCGGGCGGAGAGCTGCTGGGTGAAACCATGAAAGCGTTCAACGTTTTCCTCGAAGGGGAGGAAATGGCGGGGTTGTCCATTGATGGCGTTCCGACGCAGGCGGCGCTGGAAGGGAAAAACTCCCGTCTGAAAATTGAGCGCGGCGAACGTCGTCCATCATTCATTGATGGCGGACTCTTCAAATCCTCTTTTGTCGCATGGATAGGTAACGATGCCGAGTCTTGATGAAATTGCCGCGAATACCGGCACTCAACTTTCAACCGTTCTCCAGGCTGCAGTAGAAACAATTTCATCCGGGCAGGAAATCACCTTTCGTCTCTATGTGCGCCAGGTGCTACCGCTCGACGGTTTCGTGTACTGGGTGAATGCCGCAATCATCGCGCCGCAGGAGCTGGCGCGGATGAATATTACGGCCCCGCTTACTGCCACGATAAAGGGCAGTCTGCACCGTCAGGTGGTAACCGAACAATCGGAAAGCCTGTCGCGGGACGTCAACAACATCATCTTCACGCCGATAGAAAAAGCTGATGATTTTAACGTTGAAGATCCAAATGCTATTTACCTCGGAGAGTACGAGGGGACGCAGTTTGCGTTCTCACGGATGGAAAGCCGGTATACGCAGTCCGGAATTTACCACTACCGCGGCATGGCGATCCTGCCCACGATGCGGTCGCAGATTATCGACAGTCCAGACGATATCAGCGACGAGCAGATTATTTCGAACAGCACACCAATCTGGCTGGCACTGAAGCAGTTCGCCACTGTGTACCCGTCTTTTCTGGTCCCGTCTAACCTGAGGCCGCCATACATCGCCGCTGACGTGCGCAACACGATGCCGTTGGCAATGGCCTCCCACTACGACGCGGGAAGCAAACAGCGCTATCAGTTTGCACAGGATTCTGTGCGCGTGACGCTCTACGGGTTCAGCAATCAGATGGCGCTCGAGTTCGTCGATTTCGTGGTTAACAAGGCGCTGGAGGATGAGGAATTCGGTATCACCAACATACCGATCGTTAGCGACGCCAAGTCGAACCAAGTCGAAATCAACGCGCTGGCAAAGAAAAAAATTGTGGATTTCGATGTGAACTACTACCAGGCCACGACGCGAGACATATCGCATCAACTTATCAAAGAAGTCATTTTTAACTACGAGGTCAGATAATGAGCTACAACATCGTTACTGTGAACGTCTCGCAGACGATTGGCGCTACGCCGTCGAATTTGCAGCAAATGTCCGCCATTCTTTCTTTTGGTACAACTATTCAGGAACCGGGCAAGCCGGTGCTGCTCACTCAGGATTCAGATATTACCGACCTGGTGAATAATGCGATTGGTACCCTTGAGGCAGAAGCTCAGTCTCATGGCTCCGATTTCACGCTGACGTTACCGCCGGGCAAAACCATAAATCGGGATCCGGGTAGTGAGATTGAAATAACCATTGTGGGGTGCTTTCCGACGACATGGAACGGCACCTATACCGCAACGCTGACGACCACCAGTACACTGGAATGGACGGTCAGCAGCTCCTCGCTGGATGGTTCTCCGACGACGCTGGGGCAATTCACCATTGGTGGCAGCGCCGACCTGGTGACGGCGGTGAACACTTTCTTCGCTCAAGGTAACTCTGTGGGCACCTATCTGCTGGAGCTGGGTTATCAAAAGGATGTGGTAAAAACCGAAGTAGCTGCGCTGAAACTTTACATGGAGGAGCCACTCAAGCGCTTCTATGCCTATCTGGTACCGGAAACCTGGAAGGCTGACACTGACTTTATCACGCTGGCTAAGCTATACACCGCCAATGAAGCGAAGCAGTATTTCTTCGTGCTTGAAGATATCCCGGACGATACCAATTACGTCACGCCTTATGCCGGTATCAAATCCATTATCGCAATGGCAGACGATACCTACCCTGTGACAAACGCTGCTGCGGCGGCTATGTGGAATTTCGTCTCTCCATCTCCATCAGAAATTAACAAAGTGCCACCAATGGCGTTCCGCTATCTGCAGGCCGTAAACGCTAATGCGGCGAAGGCCAGCATCCTTACCACGATGGTTAAGCAAAACATTAACTATGTGGACACAGGCGCGGAGGGCGGAATTGCGAACACCATGCTGGTGAAGGGGGTAACCAGCGACGGTAACGATATGACCTACTGGTACAGCGTGGATTGGGTGCAGATCAACGTCGATATGATGTTGGCGAATGCCGTCATCAACGGAAGTAACAATCCTATCAACCCGCTGTATTACAACCAGGACGGCATTGATCGCCTGCAGCAGGTTGCTCAGGGTGTATTCAACACTGGCGTTTCTTACGGTCTGGTCAACGGACAGACTCCGGTAAACGCAGTTCCCTTCAAAACCTACGTCAAAAATAACCCGAACGATTATGGTATTGGCCGTTATGCGGGACTATCTGCCACATACACACCTATGCGCGGGTTCGTGGAAATAATCTTCAACATCAACGTGACAATGCAGCTTTCCTAAGGAGTTGAACCGTGCCAAATCCAATGATCAACCCGGGCGTATTAAACCGCGTCCGCGCCAGTGTGAAGTTCAACGACTATCCCGGCCTGAACGTATCGGCATCTTACCTTGCCAAAGAAGGGGTTGAGTTGTCTTTTCAGGGCAACATGACCGATTTCCTGCCAGCCATGACAGGGGCGGTGCAATCGCCACAACCCTACATGATTATGCAGGCCAGAATTCATCTTCTCCGTAGCCAGGCCCTATCTAAGCAGTACAAAGCACAATGGGAGCTTAACTCAGCAATCGGTGACGCGAAGGTTTATAGCGACAGCACGGTATTCGGTGATTTTGAACTGATGAATACCGCTATCACAAACGTCCAGGACATGACTTTTGCCGGTGGTGATCCTGGAGTGGCAATCACCATCACTGGGACTTATTACATCAACTCAGAAATGTGGGATATTTGATGAAAATTTCTCGAAACATGCACCTTGTTATTCCTTTGGAAACTGAGATGGGGATGGCCTATACACATTCTGCGCCGATCTCGAAGGAGGTTTACCGGGAGCATTTCTTCATTCTCAGTAAAACTTTTTCGGCCATTTTTTCGGAAGGTCTCGGCGTTGTGGCCGGTCCTCGGGTCGCCTACCTCATGCTTGAGCACATCTGCAAAAAGGATGGCATATGGGAAGGGGAAAACGGTGTGCGTAACACTCTGGTGAACGAAATTATCCGCCTTTCCAGCTTAGTTTATCCGGTTGAAGGGAAGGGGTGGGATACTAAACCTCTTGAGGTCGCACTGGATCGCGAAATTGTCGAACTCGATGAAGTAATTGGTGAACTCGTTTTTTTTACATGTGTCTCGTCGATAAACAAACCCGCGCAGGCTCAGGGTCTCATGAAAGAAGTCAATGGAATGTGGAACAGTCAAACTACATCCTTGAATCTTACGGACTGGATGCGTTCATTGCCGACATCGAAGCCAGCCGACAATTCTGGCGAGACGGAGAGCACGTTATCAGCAGCATCCTCGACTACACAGCAGCCGCTGGATTTTCCGAGATCTGGCTCGATACCGGGTTAAACCTGAAAACAGCAGCTCAGTTTCGTGAGCTGCTGAAATTCAAAACGCCTCGTGGGGTCATTTAATGGCAGGCGATCAATTACCAGTCCTGACTCTCGATATAGATGAGTCGAAAATTGCCGCTCTCAACGAAATTTCTGAGAAATTTAAAGCGGCGTTCTCCATCGGTCCTGGCGGGATATCAATCAACAACGTTCCGCAACTTAACCAACCAGTAAAGAAGGAACCCGCTCCGGCAGGCGAAGCGGAAGAGTCGCGCCAGCGCGATGAAAAAGGTCGGTTTTTGCCAGTAAACAACTCATCATTAACTGACAAATATCGACAGCAACAAAACAAGCCAAACAAGAATGCAGAAGGAGATAAATTTCTAAAAAGTTTAGGGAAAACTGCGCGAGGAACCCTGAAAACATTTGGGTTGATCAACAAAACTTTGGGGGTGACCAGCCTTGTCCTGAAGAAGTTATTCACCACCACTGTGACATGGGGCGCCCGCATTGCCGCGATAGGCGGCGGCGGATTGTTCGGTTATGGCTTTCTGGCTCACAGGGCGACAGAGCAATACAAGTCAGCTCAAGGGCTTGGCGTTTCTACCGGAGAAATGCAGGCTGCCAACAATGTCTATGGCAGTCGTTTTTCTAATACTGGCAATTTACTGCAGGCGCTGGCGGCAGCCCAAAACGATCCGACAAACCCTCAGTATGCCGGGCTGATGAGCTTGGGTATCAATCCACAAGACGGCGCGGCGGCGAACTTACCAAAGCTGCTGGAGGGCGTTTCTAGCCTTCTCAAACAGTATAAAGGTACCGGAGTTTCTCAGGCTGTGCTGAAGGGATATGGTCTGGACGGTGTTATTGACGTTGCTACCGCCAACCAAGTGCTGGCAAACAGTGATCGGTTGCCGCAGCTTAATAAGCAGTTCTCGGATCAATCACAACGGCTGGATCGTGATTTAGGAAGCGGTACCCAGCAAAGCTATCAAGACTTATCTGCCAGGTTTCTGGATAACGCCAGCCGGATCGGAAACACGTTCCTGAAGACCCTGGCCCGGTTCAATGGTCCTATTAGCCGTATCTCGGACAATCTGACCGCCAGTATTGAGAAATTTCTTAATGGTCGAAATGGACAGGCGCTTTTCGACACGCTTGCTAATGGTCTGGAAAAGCTCGGAAACTGGCTGGGAAGCGACGAATTTCAGACTGACTTAGATAGTTTTTCCAAGGCGGTAAAGCGCATTGCTCAGGCGATAGGCGCTGCTATTGACTGGCTTGCCGGCTACGGGATTAAAACCCCCACATCCGACGATGAGGCCCGAAATCGAAGTAGCTTTGATGTTTCTCGTACAAAGGAGGAGCTTGCTAAAAAAGGCCAGACGCCGCAGCAAGCGGCAGATGAAAATGGCGGTGCGTTGGGGTTCCTGAAGGCTGTAGGCAATACAACGCTGGGGTTACTGACGGGTGGCAATGTCACCATCGACGGGATAGAGGAACGGTGGAAGTCTGGCGGATGGAATGGCTACAAGAACGATCTGATAAAAAGCGTCTCAGCTACGAATGACAATGCTGGCCTTCCTCGCGGATTGCTCCCAGCTGTAGCCGATACTGAGTCGTCATGGAATCCTAAAGCCTTCAATTCGACTTCCGGAGCCGCTGGGCTTTTCCAGTTCATGTCTGACACAGGAAATCGTTACGGGCTGAGTGCGCAGGAACGATACGACCCAGAAAAATCCGCCACTGCAGCAGCTCAGTATTTCCAAGACAACCTTAAACGATACGGTGGCGATATAGCAAAATCCCTAGCTCAGTACAATGGTGGTAATGCTGCTGTCACGTCAGATGGGAACCTGAGTCTGAAAAAAGAAACAGTGGATTATCTGCTGAAGATTCTGCCGCAAGTACAGGGGGGACTGGAACAGCACCCAGGTCTCAGGCAGAAACTGGAAACTGCCAGCAGCACGCTGGCCCAGGGTGGAAAAAGTGACCGGGCTACGATTGATCTTCAGATCGCTCAGGTACCTGGCTCTGATATTTCCGCGCAGGTGAAGGGGATCTACGTCACACCGAGGTAATCCATGGCATTAAATTATTTTGGTCAGGCATTCAAACTGGCCTTCGAAATTTCACCAATTTTTCTTGTAGACGGCATAGCCGCTTCCATACCGGGTGGCGCGATGCCTATTGCTGTTTTAACTGAGGGGGTGAGCATTGTTGATGGCCTTCTTCATGGTGAGATTTCTGGCCAGTCGGCGGCATTTACGCCGATGGCAGGTACAACGCTCATCCAGCAAGATATTGGAAGCCTGAATTTCTTCAATATGGTGACTGCAGCGAACTCTGTGGTTAACCGTTCTAACCGGGTCATCATGCAGATGATTCGTCCGGCATCCACGAAAGGCGGCGGATATGCTGCAAAAGGCATAACCTTTACAGCGTTGAAGCTGGCACTTGATAAGCACAATCAGAGCGGCGGTTACTACGTGGTCATGACACCAGCATTTATCTATACGGGCTGCCTGTTGAGAACGATGATCGACGTATCGGGTTTTTCGGAGCAGAACAAGCAGGTGCAGCATACCTGGCAATTGGAGTTCGAGCAGCCGTTGTTGTCCATTTCACAGGTGGATGCAGCATTAGGAAACCTGATGAGTAAATTCGAATCCGGTATGCCGCCGACCACTCCATCTTCAACGTTGTCCTGGAGCGGCAACGGCGACCTCATTCCAGCAATTCCCAAATTTTAGGGCTACTCAATGACAACTACGATTGCCTTTACTCCGGACGGGAAAACGCCATTTTCGTTTCAGGCGACCGTCGGAGGCGCAAAGCTATTCGCGACCGTACCCTATAACCTTTATGCCAATCGGTATTACGTCAGGCTCACCGACGGGCAGGGGCGAATTGTTTCTTACGTTCCTCTGATCGGCTCGCCTGATGGATTTGATATCAATCTGGCGCTGCCGTACGCACCAGGAGCGCTTGTCTATCGAGTTAGCGCCAATCAATTTGAGGCGATCTGATGAAATATTATCGCCTGGAAATTACCGACAAGGACGGGAACACTCCTCTCGATGCGGACGGAAACCCAATCGGTCCGTTTGACAGCTCACTCACACCCGGTGCTGGCCTTCATATTGAATTTGATGCACTCATCACCGGATATGATGTCGTGAGCAGCGGGACACAGATAGCGCTTTACGGGGTGCCGGTAACCATGCTGAGGGAGAGTGCTCAGTTGGCCGGGTGCCAGATTGAACTGACAGCAGGATTTACAGCCGGGCTGCCGCTGGCTAATCCTGTCCAGGCAGGCTCAATACTCAGTGGCCAAATCTACAATCCCTTTGCTAACTGGTTGGGCACGCATCAGTCCCTGAATTTTATCGTTAACCCCAGCCCGTTGCTTAATGATCAGGGGCAGGCTGCGAGTATCACACTCGATGGTAAAAAGGGAGAGAAATTAAGTGATGTGCTAACGAGGGCACTGTCTACTGCATATCCTGGATTCACGCTCGAAATAACGATAAGCGATCTGCTGGTACTGGCAGAGGATGGCGTGGGCGTTTACAACCGTCTTACGCAGTTAGCAGCAACGATTCGCAGTCAGTCATTCTCAATAATAAACCGGGACGATTACACCGGGGTGCAGATGGTCATGCAAAACCGGACAATCAGGGTCTTCGACAACACAACAGGGGTGGCAGGCGGTATTCAGATACTCCCGCAGGAATTGATAGGGCAGCCAACATGGATCGGCCCGGTCAGCGTGTCTTTTAAATGCCCGCTACGCGCGGATTTGCGATGCGGGGATATGGTTGAATTGCCGCAAAATATCATTTCCGGACCAGGTGCGTTGCTGGCCGTCAATTCTGAGCGTTCTTATTCGTCGCTGAGAACGCAGGTAAATTTCACAGGCGCGTTCCTGATAACTTCTGTGCGCCATGTGGGAGACTATCTCAATCCGGATAACTCAAATTCCTGGGTAACCATCTATGAGGCCGTCGCGCTGGCGAAAAATACAACATGAGCAACGGACAAAAATTTCCATTTCTGAAAGCCCTCAACAACGCCATTCATACGGCCAATGAAGACAGGGCAGCGATAGAGGGGCGGTCGCTGCCCTGTCATGTGGTCGGAGTTGACGGGCAAATCGTCACTGTACAGTTTGACATGCTGCCTGATGGCACTCAGTACCCACAGGTAACGCTCCCGATAGCGACGTTCGAATATATACGCTACCCGGTTCAAATAGGCGACAAAGGGGTAACAGTAGCCGCTGACGTATCGCTGAGGGGGATTTCGGGACTCGGTACGGGCATAGCAAGCCGCGCGCTTACACTTTCGCTAGTGCCATTATTTTTTGTCCCGCTCTCGAATAATGGGTGGACGAAAGAGGATCCTGACAAAATCGTATTGTACGGGCCCGACGGGGCAATCCTGAAAACTGCTGATGGCGCCAGCAGCATTACGGTTGAGCCGGGGAAAATAACTGAAAAGGCTGACGCGATTTATATCACAGCGAAAAACATCTATCTGGGCGGGGGCACGATTCATCTCAATGGACCGATTGTCCAAGACGTTGGCGAGATGTCTGATACTTCCGCCAAATTTATTGGCCCGATGGATGTTACGAACGACGTTGTGGCTGGAGGTGTAAGCCTGATGAATCACCCTCATGATGTTATAAACGTTCAGAGCGGTGGCAGCACCATACAATCTGAAAAACCAAAAGCGGGGTAACCATGAGAACATGGGGACGCGTTACAGACGCGAACGGTAATAAGAAGTGGATGGTAGTGGAAACAGATGCTAACGGTGATTCTTCATACGTGTGGCTGACCACGCTGATCCAGACGTTGAAGCTTGGCCTGGGAGAATCGCCATTTTACTCGCAGTACGGTATCCCTGCGCAGCGTTCAATAGTGCAGCAGGTTTATCCAGATTACTATGTCAACATGACACAACAGCAGTTTGCTGGGTATTTCGCATCGCTAGCCATCACAAAGGTAGATGGGGCGGCTAACCCCACCTATAACGTTGATGTCGTTTTTTTTAATGGAGTCAGCTATCAAGAATCAGTGGCTGTTTAGAACTACTGAAATTGTTTTTTTGCTTTTTCAAGATTTGACACTGCACTGTCATGGTGTTTTTTATCAATAACGCCATTTTTATATGAGTTATCCAAGTTTTGAATGGCGTTGTTTAAATTAATTATTGCTCCTTGATTCTTTGTTACGCCTTTATTTTGCATTTGCACAAGTGTTATTAATTGTCGCAATTCGTCTTGACTGTAAGAATATTGGCCGTTTAATTGATCCGGTCTAATGGTCATGTAGAAATAGGAATGGGAAGGGGTCATATCGTCAGAAAGCCCGACCAATCCAGATATAGCTGTAACATCATTGCCATTTTTATCTGAAACAGGTACGCATAATGGCGCCTTGCCGTAAGTCTCTCTGACCTGATTCATTAAATCTCTACAGTAATCAAGATTGTCTACGGCGAAAGTCAATTGCGGAATTAGCAAAATACTCATTAGTGCTTTATTCATCTTCATCGTGAGTTCCTTTCGGAGAAATCATGTCTGATTTACCCATTATTATGACCGAGGCGGGTGCGCAGCCCACACCACCAAAAACACTTCTGGCGAATCTTATCAGCAGAGTTTCGCAAAAAGTACCTGGTTATACGGCAAATCTGCCTGCAGGCTTAATTACAGACCTTGCAAGTACAGCAACCGGGGCCATAGCACTCATCGATCAGGCTCGTGTTGATCTTATCAACTCCTGTAGTCCGTACGGGGCGAACATTCCATTGCTGATGCAGTTGGGCAATATCTACGGCGTGCAGCAGGGGGAAGGGACGAACACGTCGGTATACGTGGTTTTTTCAGGACTGCCGGGGTTTCCGATACCAAAAGGTTTCACCGTATCTGACGGTAATAACCAGTACTCAGTAGTGCGCGACACCGTGATTCCGACGTCCGGACAGACGGCACCCGTTTATTGTCTGGCAACGTCAGAGGGTTCGTGGGCGGTACCTGCCGGAAGCGTGACGCAGGTCATCACGTCGGTACCGAAGACACAAGAAGTGACATGCACTAACCTTACTGCTGGCCTTCCCGGTGCAGGAGAACAATCATACTCCTCCTATCGCTCTCAGGTGATGCAATCCGGTATGCAGACAGCGGAGGGAACCCCAACCTGTTTTCGAACCGAACTGGAGAAGGTTGACGGTGTTCAGGAAAACTTGATTTCTTTCAGACAGTCAACTCTCGGTAAATGGGTTGCTGTAGTGGGTGGAGGGGATCCTTTTGAGGTGGCATATGCCATTTTCAAAGCAGTACCAGATATCTCTGTTCTGACGAATGACGTATCTAACCCGTCAGGTGCTCCTGTGGAGAAAAAAACGGTTCAAATTTCCGTTTACCCTGATACCTACACGTTACCGTATGTTGTCCCTTCATCTCAGAACGCCACTGTTTTGATTACCTGGAATACTGCTTCAACGACTTATATTGACCCAGATGGAATAGCAAAAGCGGTACAGCAACCGATAGCTGACTACGTCAATGCCATTGCTGTTGGGCAACCAGTCAACCTCTTCGAGATTCAGGATATCTTCATGCAGTCAGTAGCAAGTCTGGTGCCTGCATCGATGATTTCAATGATCCAGGTACAGATAGGAATAAATGGCGCAATCAAACCGCCGGACGCGAATTCTAGCCTGGTGTATGGCGATACATATTCTTATTTTTCAACGTCATCTTCGCAGGTTCAGGTTAAACAATATGAAGGCTCCAGTTAATAAAATAATCCCGTCTTATTCCTTCACGCAATACAACGACGACCCCAATGTCGTCGCTTTCTTCGATGCCTATAACGAAATAGCCCAGGGTTATCTGGATTCGTTGAACAGTCTGAATTTACCATGCTGGACGTCTCCGGCAATTATCGGAGAACTTCTGGATTGGGTGGCACTAGGTATCTATGGACAGGAGAGACCACTGCTACAGGTCTCCGAAGATGCGATTGCACGAGGGGCTTATAACACCATTGATTACAACTCGATCGCTTATGCACGAATGAAAAACTATATTCCTGGATCAGCATCGTACGTTCCTGATGATTATTTTAAACGGATACTGACGTGGAATTTTTACAAAGGCGATGGGTTGCACTTCTGCATCAACTGGCTAAAACGGCGTGTGGAGAGATTCATACATGGCGCCAACGGTATTGATCCGCCAGTACAAAGCACATTCGACGTCAGCGTGACGGTAGATTCTGGTGTTTTCTCGATAGTCATTCCGGACTACGGAAATGGCGTCGGTTATTTCCTTAAAGACGCGATAGATCAGTCTCTGGTCAATCTCCCATTTATTTACACATATTCGACAACGGTGGTTGAAAAATGATTACGGGATTCGGGAACAACGTGGTTTCTGCGTTGGCGGCGGATATCACAGCAAACCAGACGACAATTCAGGTCATGCCCGGTACAGGGGCTCTTTTTTCGGGACTGCTAACCTACGACTATTCAAACACGTCAAACAACCTTCAGACTTACGCAAAAATCACGCTGACAGATGCCAAAGAAACTGTCTTCGAAATTTGCCACCTGACAGCTGTGAATAACGATATTTTGACTGTAATTCGCGCCCAGGAAGGAACTACTGCGAAAGGTTGGTCACTGAATGATGTAATCGGAAACTTTGCTACCAGAGGTTCAGAAAATCAGTTTGTTCAGATTGAGCAGCTCCAGAGCGGGCATTACATTTCCGGAGTTGCAGGCGGTACCGCAAACGCACTTACGCTGGAACTGCCTGCAACATACTTTGTGAATGGCTCTACTGACTGGACGCTGCGAACACCGATTGTCGTTTACCCAACTCAGAACAATACCGGCGCTGCAACCTTGCAACTGACGATGGGCGGGCGTGTTCTCGGCACGTTTAAACTCTACAAAGGGAATAAAGCGGAACTGGTAGCGAACGACATTCTGAAAGATGTTGCTCTGGTGTGTTTGCTGGACAATACCCAATCGTTTTTTAACGTATCAAATCCGGGGGCAATTTACGCAGGCCTGGGAACTGCTGCGTTTTGTGATGTAACCACGTCAAGAAATGACAATACGCTCGGTCGGGTATTAAAGGTTGGCGACCGAAATTTGGGGGTTACTTTAATCCTTCCCTCAACTGGCTTTGATTTTAATACATATCAGTTTGCCGCAGGGGAAACACTGTTTATTGAAACCAATTCCTCAATAAACTTTCCTTCGGGCATGCCAGAGTTTGCAAATACGTTTGTGTATGTGAATGTTGTTGGTATTCGTGATTCAGGGAATGATTGTGCGCTTTTGCTTTCTAGGTACGATACGAAAATTAGTTATCTGGCGTGGAGAATACACGAGGCAAACACATCAATTAAATGGGAGGTACTAAAAATCCCGTTAACCGCTGCAGATGTTGGTGCTATTCCGAAAGACCCCATTGGAACAATTGGGAGTAATGGCAGGATGGCTTCTGCCGACACGCCTGGGTGGTGGTTGGTGAGTGTTGATAACGCAGAAACTGTGGCTGATTTTCCTAAATACCCAAATGGTAACAGTCTGTATAGCTATGGTTTTATGTTTGTTGCGCGTTCAGGAAGTGTATGGCTACAGCAATATTTCAGCCATACCGGGGCGAGTGCCAGTCGTCAGACATGGAATGGAGACCTGTCTAAACAGATACCATGGGTTATCGACTACAGCACGGCAAATAAGCCAACAGCGACTGAGGTCGGCGCATTACCTATTACTGGTGGAGCGTTGAGTGGCAATTTGGGTATCGGAACACCTAACGCCCTCGGCGATAATTCAATTGCTTTGGGCGACAACGACACCGGCTTTAAGCAGAACGGTGACGGTGTTCTGGATGTTTATGTCAACAACATCCAGGTTTTGCGCTTTCTCCCTGGCTCTATTGAAAGTGCGGTGTCGTTGAAAGTTGGCGGAAGTGAAGTTGCAACTCAGGCATGGGTGTTGCGAAACTTTGTACAGAGTATCGACCTTACAGCCCCTGCTGAAGTTGGGTTTTGGGACGGGAATGGATATACGCGAGCAACAGATGGTGCCGCCATGTACAATTTTAAAATGGTTGGCGGGAGCAGTAACGTTGGTAATTATATTATTCGCTACACGCGGAGACTCGTGAATAACGTCTGGTATGTACTTAATTAATTCAAAAGGAAATAGACATGCAGAGTTTTGGAAAATTCACTCCTTACACTCCTGAAACAACGGAAAGGCCAAGGTATATAGACGGTGAAAGCGTAATGTTTTTACATGATGAAAAAGGCAATGACTGGTATGACGTCAGAGAACTATTTGACGAATCCACCACGCTTAAAATTGGTTATGACGATGAAGGAAGAGTAAAAACATTCTCGACAAACATTCATGCCTTTTTTCCGGTTAATCTAAGCGTGGCGGAGCTTCCAGCTACGAAGGAAAATTTATCCGTTACGCTGGGTGATGACTGGTTTTACAAGGACGGGAAATTACAGCAAATTCGTGACTACCAGGCTATCGCAGCAGCGGAACGTGACAGTCGTATGACTGAGGCCACAAAACGCATCAACTGGCTGGAGGCAGCGCAGGAGGATGGCGATATCACTGCTGAGGAAGAAGCTGAACTAACAGCGCTACGTGCATATCGCACCGCACTACGCCGGCTTGATTTGAGTCATATCACCGACAAAGAGTCATACGACGCGATTAGCTGGCCTGAAAAACCAGAGTAAAAATGCATCGGTTTTGTTTGTTTTTTATTCTGCAATCATTCCCCAAAACGTTTTCTATCTGATTGAGTTTTAAGGGAAAAATGTGAACGCATTTGAAGTGATAATTTATGGCTGTTCTTTAGCTAATTAAATGATTTTATAGACTTTATTACCACAACAAACAATCTGCATCCTCGCCAGGTGAAACGCGTCAAGACCGAACATGCTTAACTCCGCAGGCAAAATTGATTTGGCGCAATTCTAAGCCTGAGAAGCAATGCGGGGCAGAAACAGAACAGTTCTTTTTAACCATAACAGTTGCAGTGCTGTTATAGGTTGTACACGCTGATATGAAATCTGGAAGCTGGATTCCTGTTATTAAATAGCGTCCTCCCCACGTTAGTGATTTTGCGATATTAATAGCAAGGTAATTAAAAGGTAATCATAAATGTTTACTTTGTGTGTATAATAGACGACAGGGAGGCGCAGTGAAGCAAAGTGAGTTTAGACGCTGGCTTGAATCTCAGGGAGTTGCTGTTACAAACGGCTCAAATCATCTGAAACTGAGATATCAGGGAAGGCGTAGCGTTATGCCCAGACATCCAGGTGATGAAATAAAAGAAGCCTTGCGAAAAGCGATTATTAAGCAGCTTGACTTACAGTAATCATCATCACTACAAGGTTGATTATATGAGAGATTTTGAAAATCCTATGCGTTATCCTGTTACTCTAACACCGGCAGTGGAAGGTGGGTTTGTGGTTTCTTTCCCGGATATTCCGGAAGCATTAACTCAGGGAAATACTCGCCATGACGCTTTGCAGGCCGCGCAGGCGGCATTGATTACCGCTTTTGAATTCTATTTCGACGACAACGAGGCGATTCCACTCCCTTCGGCGGTTAGCGCTGAAGATGACTACGTAGAAATACCGCTGAGCGTTGCGTCTAAGGTTCTTCTGCTGAATGCCTTCCTTGAATCAAAAATCACCCAGCAGGAGCTGGCGAACAGGATCGGCAGACCTAAGCAGGAGATCACCCGTTTATTTGATTTAAAGCACACGACAAAAATTGATGCCGTGCAGATTGCTGCGCGCGCCTTAGGCAAAGATCTGGCGTTAACGATGTTGTAA